TTCAAAGGGGATAATGAGCCTGCCTGCGTATCGCCCAGAGTCAGCGTAATAGAACCGAGCAGGGTTAAGCATCCTACCACGGACATAAATATCTGCTGCGCTGTTTTCCTCGATCTGCTTGAACTCTTCATAATCTAGATTCTTAATCTCAGGTGTGATTATTTGTAGGGACGACTCCTCAGGAATCTGACCATTCTCTATACAGTATCCATAAAATATCTGCTTTCCTCTGTGGTAGGGTACACCACGAACGATGGACACAAGTTGGTAAAAATTACCAGTCTCACCACTCTTGAAGCATTGCCACAGGCCAGTCTCAAGGTTGACGGACATGTGACGCTTGTAGTCAGAGGTGTCAATGACTGAGTTACAAACCCACTCACGACCACCACTCTGTAAGCGTCCTTCCTTGATGTTCTCCTGTACCCACTCTCTAATCATACTGGAATAGTAGCTACTTCCCTCTGGGTTTTCTAACTTTTGCTTCGTCTATCCTCTTTTTGCAGATAGCAGGATCATTAAATATTGGACAAATACTCTTATAACCGCACCAGTTACAGAACTCATTCTCCGAAGGAGTAAGGTCTTCTTTCTTTGCCTTTCTTATCTTCCAGACATCCTCGACCACACTTTTTATGTGCTGGGCTATGGCCTGTTCTGTATAGGTGACTGGCACTAGATTGTTCGTAAGGGGGTAGTAGTGCGCGAAGGTAATCTTCCGTATAGGCGCTCCAGTTAATCTATGTGCAGCATATACATAGGATTTTCCCTGGGGATCTCCAAAAAGCTCGAACTTAGACTTCTCTCTTTTACTAGTCTTATAATCTATTACAAGAACATCCTGGGTAGGAGTTTTTATGATTCTATCTATAAATCCCTCATGCTTTATGTCGCTGCCAAGGTCTTCTGAGAAATGATGTTCAGTAATCGACTCCTTAGGGAGACTAGCGTTGAACCTCAGAAAGTTCTTACAGCAGGTAGTTATTTTTTTGTTGTAGGATTCAGGAAAGGTATACTTGTCCCTTATGCTTTCCCCATACTGGAGTAGCTGCTCTACGCTTTGTGCATCGGTGTTATGCTCAAATATCTCATGAATAAAGGATCCAAAATGCAGGGCGTCCGAGTTACCTTTGTCAGTTTCCTCAAATCTATCTACATAATTATACCTGTACTTCAATCTGCACTGCCTAAAGGTTTCTCGTTTAGAGTTTGATATATTGTTGCAAAACATGACTGTCAGAGTATTAGTGGATAATAGATCCCTATCTCGATGCTGTCATAGAAATCCTGTACTACTTCCTCAGAGTACTTACATTTCTTTATAAGATACTGAGTTAGGCTAGTCTTCTTTACAGGCTTCTTGTCGTTAACCGCCTCAAATAGGCGATTCTGAAACTTGATTACAAAATTGGTAGAAAACTTGTGTCGCCACTTCTCAATAAAATCATTAGAGAATGTGAAGTGTAATAGATCCATAAACTCTAAGATCTCTATTTCATCACTATTATGGTTATTCATTACTATTCTTTATTACTGTATTCTTTAGGTAGTAAAGGTAAATACTTAATAAATAACCTTAACTATAAATATACTAGCATGAGAAAACGGTCAGGTCTAGAAAAAATTGGAAAAACTTTGTCGGACGCTGTTTCCGGGGGAATAACTCGCATTAAACTTCTGATCAAGTCCATTGACAAGTCTTCTAGCAATCTGGACTCTGGAGATCTAATATCTTTTGATTATACCTACACCAACAAGAAAAAGATAGTAGTCACTCAAAACTATACAGTCCTACTGGTAAATAACAGAAGATCTGGGAATGACCCACTATTTACATCCACCAGGGGTAACACCCTTATATCTGCCTATAAGATAGAGCACTTACAGCCAGAAACGCTTATTAGCGTTCTTTCAAGTATATACAAAGGGAAGGAGAAGGGTGTATCTAGAGAGCAGGTACAGCAGGCGTTTAAGATGATTATCGGTCCTGCTGTACTAAGTAATAAAAACTATAGAACATTTGACGACAGTAAGCGAGGAAAAATATCTAAAATTTCAGTAGAAAATATTGAAGATATAAAGAATGAAATTACGGATGAGGAAGAGGTAGACCAATGAGCCTAAAGACCGCAATAGCTGGATTAACCAATAAGATCACAAACATGAATAGTGCCACTGGCATTACTAATGGTAGTTTAAAAGATCTGAATCAGACCATGGGTGCTATGGTGAATCAGCTAAAGACTTCCATGCAGATGGATCAGAGGCTTACACTAGCCAATCAGTCCTTACGAGAATTTATGGGTAAGAATGCCTCCGTAATTCAAGGCAATACGGCTGGTGTCGAGCGATCCACTAAAATAGCTATTGAGACTCAGATGATGGGTCTTGACGGTCAAAGAAAACAGTTAGTTAATACCGCAGGGTTGATGGCCTTAACTGGGCAAAACACTATGGGTCTTCTAAAGATGGTTAAGGGTTTAGAGACCAATACTACCATGAATCGAGCGGGGACAGAAGATTTAGTTAAAGCAGTAACCGAGTCTTCTCGAAAATATGGTAGAACTACAGAACTCCTTATAGAAAGCATGGAAAAACTTTCCAGCACTATGGAGATACAGACAGCGTTAGGCGTAGATACAGGAGCCACTCAAGCAGTAGTAGCTGAACTTACTGCTAAATTTGGAGCAACCTTCGGTCAACAGACAGCCGAAATGATTAACATGCTCGCCGCTATGGATGCAGGACAAGCAGCCGCACTGGGTGTATTGGATGAGCAGGCTATGGTTAGATCTGGTCAAATAGGCGATATGGGGGCTACTCAGGCACTTGCGGTTCTAGAAGGTGCAGGGGCAAAGATAGTTCAAAGAATGGAGGCTATTTCCACAGACCCCCGATTCGCTCCTGAGGCTAGAGCAAGCTTAATTGATGTAGGGGGTCAAGCTAGAGTTCAAGCGTTCGTCGCAGGGTCTATGAACAAGATAGCTGTAACTATCAGTGATATAGACAGAATGACTGAGAATCTTAAAGTTTATAAAGAACAGGTAGAACTACCTGCTCAGATGATAGCTGCTGATAAAGCAGAGCGGCAGATGAGGATGCAAGAAGGACTAACAAATATGATCGCTGGATTTAAGAATATGATAGCTGTATTTGAACCTGTTACTAAGTTGTTGTTTACTGGCGTAGAGAAAACACTGACATTTATGGGTGTAGTGTTCATGGGTGTTGGATTTTTGATTGCAAAAATGATTGATAAGACGGTAGAGCTTTTACAAGACTTTGGTTTGCTTACTTTAGATCAACCTTATCAATCCGCGTGGACTGAAGAACTATCTAATAGTTTATCTATGATGTGGGACTCTTTGAGGGGAGTTGAAGATAATACTAGGACTGCTAATGACAGAGCAGCCGCTGCTGATGCAGAAAGAAGAGCTTCAGAATTAGAGGCTACAAATGCCTACAATAGGATTAGATTAGAAAATGCCTTCAGGTATAATGTAGATGAAAGGCTTATTGGGAGTGTTGCGGAGCTAGTAACTTACATGAGAGAAGGCAATGACATTAATGCTGCTAATGGACGAAGACTTGGAAATTTAAGTGCGGAAGAACAGCTTCGTAGAGGAAGGGGGAGAGGACGATGAAAATAGATCAGCAACTAGAAAGGAATTCGTTTTTGATTTGGAAGTATTACGGTAACGACGGAACTCCTTTCCAACAGTCTATGAAGTTTTGGGAGAATATAAAGGTTAGCGAACGAGGTAAAACTAGATACTCAACACAGTCCCCTATAGGGAGAAATAGCAGTGTCTTTGTGTACATGGGAACTGAATCTAGATCTTTTAGAGTTCAGTTTAATATGACCTTACCTCATATATTAGAGCATAGCTACATAGAACCTTCTGACTCTTTCTTTGGTAGACTCGCATCTAAAGCTAAAGCTAAGGCATCATATTTCACATACTTAGGAAGCGGAACAAGATTTACAGGAGGTAGTCCTGGAAATGGAAAAGATGTAGGGGCTCTTGTTGAGTATTTTGATAGAAGATACTCTTCTTACCTGAGCCAGCAGGAGATTCTAGAACTAATAAAAAAAGTTTTAGAAGGAGGAGCCATACCTCCCACTGCGGAGACTCCAAGAAAAGATGCTGTTAAAACCGTAGTGAACTATTTATGTATGATTAGATCTAGCACCTTAACCCACCAAAAGCAGCCTCATTATGGACCCCCTATAGTGAGGTTAAACCATGGTATAGGTATTGGAAATGTTCCATGTATCTGTGATGGGTATTCTATAGATTTTGATGGGGATGCTGGTTACGATGCCAAAACCCTTCTTCCAAATGTTATAAAAGTAACTATGGAATTAAAAGAGGTTAGAATAACACCTAAAGGGCAAGGTTCCTTTAATCCTGTTGGACGAGAGGGAGGCTCTGCGGACTTTGAGGCTGGATGGGATTCCAGCATATCCTTTATATCAACAAACAGCGTAAGAATGGGTAATCCACGGTCGGAGAATAAAAAATGAATGCACGCAGCAGGTATACTACAGGAGTTACAACTATCAAGCATAAAGGAGTCGATGTTACTACCAATGTTGGAACAGCATTTGATGATTCTTTAGTCCTTGTAGATGAAGTTAAACTTAGAATAGGACAGCTTCCACTACAGCATGAAGGAAGACCTGATCTTGTTAGTTATGTGTTTACGGATACTCCTTATGCTTGGTGGGTATTCATGCATACTAACAACATATGGGATCCTTTCCAAGATATGCAAGCAGGTAGATTTGTAAGAGTTCCAAATGAGTGATTACAACATTTACAGTCCACAACTATGGGTATCTAGAAACAAGAGTTTCAGTACCGTAGATTGCCTAGTTCACCCTGAATTTGGCAATCTAATATCGTATATTTATGACTCAGATAACTACGAGCTTACAGTAACATTGATTGATCCTGACGGAGACTTTATAAAAAGAATATCTGCTTTTGATATAGCAGCGTTCTCTCAAAGGTATATGGAATGTTTGGCATCTTCTCAGGAGCAGGAGCAACATGGATTACCTAAAGGTAGTGATGTTGATTCTGGAGTCTCCGATCCTTACGAGTCTTACGATTATACGACTCAAAGATACGGAGGGCCATTATACGCAAAATTAACCGATGGTAAACATTGGTCTGACTGGCTGCTTTGTGAAATAAGAGCATTCACTAAAATAGATGATACGGATAGAAATCAATTTATAGAAGTTAAATTTGTTGTCCCAGGAGTGATGACTGGGGTAGATTATGCATCTAGAAGAAGTGATGTTTGGGGTAGATCATCAGATATGTCTGTAGACTCTCTCAGAGAAGATAAGATAACAATAGGTAAAAAAGAGTGTGAAAAAAAAGATAAGTACAGTCCCAAGAATTGTAAAAAAGTTTTTTACGCAGCCGCGATAATAGATGCAATAGAGTTGATACTTTCAAAAAGAATGACAAGTATTTATTCATCTGAAGTTGAAGCAGGCCAGACTACAGGATGTGCTGGTATAGTTGCACTAAGTGATAAGTTAAGTGCTGCAATAACTAAAGAAGCTAACAATAGTAAAGAGGACCCTGACCGATTTGAAAAACTTTTAAATGAAGCCGATTTCTACTGCAACTACGAAGTAGAAGATTTTCAGGACATGATACCCACTGGAGACATGACTCTAAGGTACTTTAAAATGGGCTCTGGAAATGTCAGGAACACCGTAGATGAAATGGTGGTAGGACCAGATCCTGTATTAAGCCCCCAAGAGGTAGTACAAGCTCTTCAAAATTTAGCAAGTGTGTTTGGAGTTAGTGACGACTTATATGGTTACGCTGTTTATTCAGAATCGAGTCTAACTTCAAAGGTGACATCTCTTTTACCAATTAATTTTCCAGGAGGACTTACTGATGTAGCGTTCATTATAGTTGCAGACGATTCTTTCTTGGACGGGTTTGCGGCAGGAAGTGTTGTAGGGTTAGGCAGTGGAAGTAATTCTGAGTTGGTTCAACAAATAGCGGGGCTTGTTCATGCACATCAAGCCGCTCAGTTCAATCAACTTAGTTATGAGGACGCTAGGGCAGCATATCAAAGTTCAAACGCATTAGAGCTTAGGCATAATGTCGAAAAAGGAAATGTCGTAAACATAACCAGTGGAAGAAATAATGCAGGGATTGATTACGGGGTTCTTATAGACAATGGAATATTCTTAAGGCAAGCAGCTATAGGAGCTACAGGAGAACCAGCGAAATCGTTATCTGAAATTAGGAACAATCTTGAGTCTGCATTAGGAAATATAAGAGGGAGGTTTGCAAATGTGCAGCAGCTTAAATCCAGCTTAGAAGGGAAAGGCTTTGTATTTGAATCACCTGCGGATCAAAGAATACTGGAACATGTTATGGAATATTTAGAAAATAATGATGATATAGCTAGAGGTTTATCAGTACCTGACTTAGCAGAGATTTCAGGATATTTAGGATATCTTAGAAAAATGCAAGCTACGGGTGGATACAAATTATTAGTAAGAACAACTCCTATGTTCAATACCTCCATGGCTTTAAGAGGATTTCCTGTCGTACTAAATTCTTTTAATCTTAAAAGCAGCCAGCACGGATATGCTCCTAACGGATTATCACAATCCTTTATTTCAGGAGTTTATGTAATATTAGGAATTAAACATTCAGCAACCGAAGGGGGCGCGTTCACAGAATTTTCTTTAGTAAAAACTGGATTAGACTCTATGATAACAAAGAAAGTAGACGAAGACGCCGCTCAGGCAAACGAGGAAGCTTCCAACCCTACTCCACCTTCAATAGATCCTGGATGGGCGGGTCAGTTTGATAATGCAACATGGTCAGCCCCGAGTGTTAGTTGGCAAGACTTTCTTCCAGGAATAGGTGGGTTTTAATGAAGATATTTACAGCACAAGTAGTAGACAATACAGATAATAAAAAAACTAATCTTATTGAATGCTCCATAGAAATAGCTACCGATAGCAATGAAAAAAAGATGTTTACAGTTCCTGTAGTATATACATCTCCTTTTCATTCTAACAATGGACCTGAAAACTCCACTATCAAAGGTGCAGGGTTTTCGGCTCCTATAGAGGTAGGCGATAGGGTATTAGTATGTCTACCCGAGAATGAGAATCGTCTTTACTATATGTCAACTATTGTTGAAACAAGACCTCATGGTAACCGAGAGAGTTACTCCACTGAAGGAGATCGTCTTACCTCTACAGGCATGTCCAATGCTGAAGGAGCAGCCCTAGAGTTAACTACAGAAATAGGAGACAGCGTTACTAAGATGGTAGCGGAGCTTCGAGGCCACGGAGGTTCTGGATCAGTTATGATAACAAATAACCCAGAGGCAGAGGCGGTCAATATCGAGGCTCCAGGCAAAGAAAGCAGCATAAAACTTACTGGACCTTTTAATTTTCAAAGTGGTGGAAATAAGATACAGATGGACGCCAAGTCCAACACTGTAATAAGAACTAGAATGGGGTCTACTCTTATTGATACAGGATTATTGGGTGGTATGATTTCTCTTGTAAATAACGCTATGTTCCCAAATCCTTTAAGGATTACTACGCCCTTTGCAGCATTTACAGGAGATATTAAGATAGATAGTGAAAATAACTGCATAGATATTAGATCCTGTACAGATCCAACCACGCTTCCACTCCAATCACCTCTAGGACCAGGGATTACTTTAACAGCAGGAACTCCAGGAGTACCAAATCCTCTGGCCGAAATAGGTCTTAATAGTGCTGGAAAGGTCGTAATATACGCGGCAACAGGTATAGATATAGTTACACCAGTCGGAGACATAAACATACAAGCATTGACAGGATGTGTAAATATAAAAGGAGCGCCTGCTCCCCCACCTCTAGGTGGTGTGAATTTACAGCCAACGACGCCTACTACAGTGGAACCTCTTATCCCATTAATGCCGCTCTCATTTAAACGAGGAACTCTACCAACATGAATGTTTTAGCAGCAATACAGAACCCTACAGCCTTCGCGGCCTCTGAGTTTGGAATACCTTCATGTATTCTAGACTTAGCTGCGAGCTTGCTAAATTTAATACCAATACCTACTGAAGCTTTGTTGTCTATGCTGATAGCTATTCAGGAGGCTATGGCTGTTGCGTATGCTTTCTTAGACGAGCTTCTACAGATGCTGTGGAGCAAGCTAGGGTTAAAAGAAATTAACAGTATTCTAGGCTCTATGTCGGTATTTATGGACATTAGCCTGTTCACTTTAGCTTTAGGTTTAGCATCTTTACAGGCTCTAGGTCAGCTTTATCAATCAATAGCAGATCAGTTTGAATCTATTAAAAACTGCTTAGAGTCCTTTAGAAAGGACCAGATGCTTAAGAGAGGACTAGACCCTGATGATCCAAGTGGAAGGACTCCAATCTCAGGGATGTTCCCTGATACGGCAACAAAACTTTTAGTTGAAAGATCAGTACAGTCGGTCGAGGATTTCCAAGATAGAGCGAGAACTGCTTTGGAGAACATCAATACTGTTCTTCAGCAAAGAGCCGCAGTAGGTGAACCAGAGCAGGAGGATCCAGAGGAAGAAGGGGCTATATTTAGATTAGTTTATGGTCCACCTAAAGCTAAGAAAGGTCAGTTCCTGTTATCTGAGGATGGACTTTACTACGATTCACAAACACGCCTTTACGATGGAACGAAGGAAATTCCTGATCAGCAATCAATTATAAATTTCCATAACTTAGAGTTACCTATCCATGAAAGGTGGAGATCCGAGAGAGCGCCTTCATTAGGAGGAAAAGGTACTTCTATAACCATAAAGGATTTAGATAAGTATTTTGACACAATACTAGATATAAATCAGATTGATTCCTCAATATCTCTAACCAGACATTATACAGGAGATGCTACTTTACAAGTAATAGAGGGTCAGAAGATGAAGGTCCTTACAGATATGGAGGACCATAAGAAGTGTTTGATTGCTTCAGGCTATGAAGAGGATTCAGCTATAGTATCCAACTACCAGCAGCAAATATTCTCAGAGCTACAGTCCTTCGATAATAAGATAAGGAAAAGAAAGAAGCAGATCGAACTAGCTATAAAAGCTCCTCAACTATACGGAGTTTCATCCATGTTCGGTGTAGGTGAGGTTCCTATTAACGATTTCTCCTATCTAGGGAAGTTTAATATAGCTGTTGATGTTGAAAAGCAAAGAAAGCTATCACTAGATCATGGAGAGGTCAGTGGGGTAATATTGCCTGTAAAGCCGATATATGTGAGATACAAGGACGCTGACACGGCGGCTAAGGTTCTACCCTTGAAGATGACTAGGATCGGTACAGGCGCTCTGGTAGACTCTCCTAGCCCATCCTCTACATTACTACCCGCTCTTCCAATAACTGACTCGGTTATAACTGACAACTTAATAGCATGTTATAGTTTCTTAGATGCTAAGATTAAAACCACAGACTCAAGTGCATATTCAGTTTACAACAGCACAGGAGATTCCGAGCAGAATGCACAATTGGTAGGCAAGACTATAAGTAAAGTTTTCAATAAAGGATTAGCTATACCTAGATTAGATGGTATAATGCGCTACAACTACATAGATGGCACGACATTCCTGAAACCTTACTCAGTAGGAAGCTATGTAAAATTACCACCTACAGCGGATTTCAATAACCTTCTTTATAAAAAGAACGGAACATCTATAGATACTTGGCTTCACATTCCTGGATTTGGAATGGGACAAAACGATTTAGAGGCAGGAAGATCTTCAAGACCTACCTTAGAAGCGTCTGGAGAAAACTATGGGGCTTGGACAGATTATCACTACTACAAGGTACTACTTTCTAATGAGAACATAGGTGGTGATCTTTCTGCTAATCCAAATAGGATGTATGCAAATTACAGTTCCGACACGGTTAGAGGTTTGATGATAGCCCTTACAAGAGATCCTCAGTGGACTATGGATAATGCTGCGGATAGAGGGTTAGATACCGATATAGCATCGGAGTTTGGTTCATTAGACACAGCAGATACCATACTTAAGAGTTATTTGATTATAGCTCCTACGCAATCTTTAAATGGATCTGATGTAGAATTCTTAAGACAAGGTGATTGTTCTGATGAAGGAAGCCCTCTTATAGGATTTACAGTGGATACTTCAACTACAACTAAATCAGGGTTCTCTATAAATGATTGCTCTGCCGAGTTTGTTCACCTAAGTATCACGATGAATCCAGAGATGGACGACATATCAGTTTATCTTAATGGAGAGCTTTTAAAGTCTGCTAAGTACTCAGAAACCTTTGAACTTACAAAGAAGTCCTCCTTAAGGATCCCAACATTTAAGGTAACCGACGAGAAGATTAATCAAAGTTTTGCTTACAATAAGAAAACTATTGATGTTAACTACACATTAGATTTCGTAGACGGTCCTGATAACGATATATTCTTCACTCCTTGGATCGTAGGAGGTGGATGGACAGACGGATTACCAATCGACTCCACCTCTAGGAAGGGAGGCTTCATGGGAGAGAGCCGTGGATTCTACAGTGGATTAAGTGGGCATATAGGAAGTCTTAAGTTCTACAAAAAACCACTGACACAAACAGAAGTTAAGCACAACTACGAAGCTCATAGAGTCTTCTTTACAAACATAGACACTTGTCTAGATTAATACCATGAGCATATCACAATCGACAGTTTACGGTAAAGTACCTACTCCAAAAACTCTTCTTAGAGTATCTGATACTAAAAGGAGTGAGAGGATTGGAGTATCTATGATTTTTGATGAAAATAACTTTTTATCAAAGGCTAGTAGAAACAGGCTTCTATCATCCCAGATCCAACAGATAGTTTTTACTAGGCCAGGGGAGAGAGTTATGTTTCCTCGATTTGGTATAGATATAAATGGATTTTTATTCGATCAAGTTACTCCTGATGTATTAGATCAATTACGAACAGAGCTATCAGACCAGATAGATAGTTATGTGCCTCAAGCAAAACTTATTGATATGTCTGCTTCTATTTCTGAAAATGAGTTAGGAGCAGAAACTTTAACAATAACACTACTGGTTAGAGATAAAGAGCAGGAAGACAACCTTGAAATAACATTGGTGAAATGAACGATATCCCTTATACAAACGCAGGATCAGACTTCATGAAATTCGTGAAGTTTAAGGAAGACGAGAAATCTAGTTTAATAGATTTCGCAGCCACAGACTTCGATGAACTAAAAAACGCTCTAGTAAACTATGTAAAGGCTGTATACCCTTTAGATTATAACAACTTTGCTGAGTCAGATCTAGGAGTAATGTTTATAGAATTAGTTGCTTATATGGGAGCAGTTATGAGCATGAAGGCTGACATGCTTGCACACGAAGGGTTTCTAAAAACATCTAGAAATATAAACAATGTTAGAAAGCTTCTAGAGATAATTGGAGTTAGAATGAGGGGGCCTTCCTCAGCAGTAGGCCAAGCGTCTGTTTCTTCAAGAAATATAATAGCCCCTGGTCAAAGCCTTTTAGTGAATCCAGAGGATAGGGTAATAGTTACAACCTCACCTGAAGATGGTCAGGCTATTACATATACCTTATACACAGTAGATAATGGGGCTATCGCTGACCCAGCATATGATGGGACCATAGAGCTACTTTATGAAGACTCAGATAATGGAGTAGGTCCTGATGGAAAAAACTGGAACAACTTGGTCTTAGTAGAAGGGGCTTTTGCTATAGACGAAGGTACTTTCACTGATGTAGATATTTTAAAAGAAATTAGCCTTTCACAAAAACCAGTAATCGACGGATCAGTTCAAGTATTTGTTAGCTCTTTTGATACCGCAGTTAGTGGAGTATACACAGAACTTCAAAGCCTTGTAACAGCATCCTCCGGTGAAGATAAAGTATTCTCCATAGTATACGGAGATGATTTCTCAGCTAAAGTTTTGTTTGGAGATGGTGTGGCAGGGGTGCTTCCTCCTGCTGGGGCTTACTACAAAATAATGTATAGAGTAGGTGGCGGCAGCAGGGGAAATGCTAAGTCCGCTTATCTATCAAAAGAAATTCCAACTACAGATGGAAATGTTTTAGACATAACAAACATAACACCATTTACAGGAGGCGCAGACGCGGAAACTGTTAAGCACGCCAAGAAGTATGGAAAGCTTGTTTTTAGGCAACAGCAGAGACTAGTGTCTAGTGATGATTACAACTCGTTTGTAAATACATTCTCTGGTCCTATAGGAACTACAGGAAAAGGGAATGCTGTTACGAGAAAAGCGTTCTCCTCAGGTAATATTATTGATGTGTATCTTCTTGAAAGAGCCTCTAATCTACAATTGCAGAAGGCAAGTATTTCTTTTAAGAATGCTTTGTTAGAGGCCATGAACTCTAAGAAAATGATGACTGATGAGATTGTATTGGTAGATGGGTTAGCAAGAACATTAGATATAACCCTTAATTTATCCGTGGACGCAAAATATAAATCCATAGAGTCTAACATAGCCAACGCTGTAAGTAGAGTTGTCACAGAATACTTCAATCTAGATAACAGAGAGTTTGGAGAAACTTTCTACCCAGACGATCTCGGTAAGGAAATATTTACTCAAGTACCCCAAGTAAGATTAGCTGTAATTGATAACTATAAAGAGCCAATAATATTAGACTTCAATGAGATCATTCAGCTTAACAACTTCATATTAAACTTCAACTATGTCTAAGAGATTTTATCAAAGAAATTATATAGAGGTTATAAAGAACCTCTTACCTGAGTACTATCAAGAAGTTGATATTACTGGGGAGAGCGAGTCTTTAGACTTAATGTCTGTAATTCTCTTAGGTGATATAGAATTAATACAAGGCTACTCTAGATTATTTCCTATACATGATATAGAGCCAGTAGCAAGTTTACTTGGATGGGATGGTAAATACTTAACCAACCTACCCTCTTACTTTATAAAGAACAATAAAGTATCTTATATAACACAAGAATCATTTTCTTTAGAGATACTAAGTCCACTAGGATATGATATTAGGGATTATCGTTCAAGAGAAGATTTTGAGGACTTCCTAAAAAATACTCTATTAAGAAAGATTAGAATAGGTAAAGGATCGTCTGTTGTTCCTGTAGATGTTGCAACTAATTACTTATTTGGTGAAACATTAAATGATACATTAGTTTATCTAATAAACTCAATGGGCCTGTTCCAGATATTTAACTATGATCAGGATGGGCTTAATAAGCCTTTATGTGATTATGTTGCTGAAGAGTTGTCTAGATTGTGGGATGGCGAGCCTGTTTCTGAAGCAGATGCTTTAGTAGCTTTAAAGAGATATGTTTGGGACAATCAAGAAGCCTTAGGGTCAACCTTCGTTAATATGTTTGGAGGAGGCTTGTGGCTTTCAGGTCAAGACGAGAGCACTAGCGGAACCCTACAAATAGAAAAATTATCCACCCTTACAAGAGTCCTTCACTCGTCTCGTTATGGACAAGTGGATGATCCTTATGTTAGAGACTCGATTGAGACTTACTTCTCCATGGCAGATATCAATACTGCAACTCCAGTGTTTACAATATCCTGGACTGCCTTAGGAGGGGCTTCGATACAGACTCAAAGCGATCTTGATAGCGATGTTATAACTGTAATAACTTCAAGGTCATTAGAAGGTAATCTTCTAAAGTTTATGAGAGCTTTTTCATTCTTTGTAAGTGATATAGATGATCAGGTTCTTTCTTTAGAAACCCTACATTCAATAGAAGAGTGTCCTCCTGAACTTCTATCCTACTTAGCTGATTCTGTAGGATGGACTTTGTATACCAATAATAGTGATTCTCATAGAAGACAATTGAGAGAAGCGTTAAGGCTTTATCAAATGAAAGGAACTGCGGAGGGTTTAAAGCAACTCATCCGCGTGATACTTCCAGGACTTTCATTAGATTTCGACGCAAAATACTCAGAGCACTTTGAAAGCTACATACCTAACTTACTCTATTATCTTCTTAGAACTGAGTCCAACATAAAGGATTTTGATACTTGGACATTTGAAGACGCCATATCTTATACAAGAGGTGAGTTCTCATATAGCTCTATTGATTTAAATGTAAGGTATGCAGTAGATGCTATATTGCTGGAAGCGGTTCATAAGTTTCCTGAGCTATTTACACTTAAGGGTAATAAGTTCTCAGACTATAACCCAGGCTACTTTAGATTTGGGTATAGACAAAGAGTTTTACCCATACCTCCATTTGAAGATGAGAGATTCTATAAGGACTGTGATATCAATCACGACCTAGTAGAGTTTTTAGAAGATAAGCTTATATGTTTCGGAGTACAAGAGGAGTATGCCTCCTCCTTTAAGGATTATGTACTTGATAATACAGTACGAGGCCCAAGGCCAGCAAAGTACTACAACAATGCATGGCTAATACTTACTGAAAAACTTAGCCTTCCTCCTAACTACGAAAGTGTATTTAGTAACTACGACAGAGATGTTATAGATTACATGCCTCTGTGGTCTGGAAAAAGTTCTCACATGAACTTAGCTGTATCATCAGGAAACTTTACAGACGAGTTTTTCAAATTTGGATCATTTTCTAAGTATGAGTTCTTTGATGCCTTAAGGGGTATTAAAGACTTTGTTCCTGCAAAGGTTATAGAGAGGGTACATGTTGATCTTCAAGGTGACGATTTTATTGTAGCTTCTGTCAAACTATGCCCTAGAGTAGTATATGACATTAAAGACATAATGTCTTATGGAGCCCTCGCCTCATACCAGCTATCCAGCCTGAACATGAGAGATAGTTCATTAGGACTAGTTACAGATGGAAAAGTAGCTTTCAAAAGAGATAGAATTACTTGGGGGTTAGATAATAATATACTGGATGCCTCAGGACCAGTAGCCGCCATGGGTGGAGGAAGAAACTCCAAGAGAAGAAGAAACTTTGAAAATGTAATCCATAGAGGTGAAATGTTTAATAGGACTGGTCATAACCAGCCTATGTTTAAAAATATTTCTACATCAGGTGACGGTTTCGATTACGCAGTACTTGGACTAAACCCCTCCACCATGGAGTACACTCCAGTAACAAGCCATACTCACCTACCAGATGTGTGGGATAAGTGTGAGGGTTATAACTCTTTCAATGAGTATTATGGAGTATCTTCATATCAAACATTCCCAACAAGAGGTCTTGAAGAGATAACTCCATCGTCGTGTCACCTGTACACATTTAGAGATGATTTCTCAGAAGCAAAAGAACTCATCTACTCTTTGATAAGAAAAAGAGTTGAGTCTAACGCAGAACTAGAATACGAATTAAACAAATTCTTGTATCAAGTTCCATGGAGGAATGAAGTAGAGAGTTTAAAGAATGAGTTTTGGGATAGCTACAATCTTGAGCAGGATGAGATTTACAACTATAAGTTTGATAAGTTTAAGATAAATAGAGGGGTCTTTGGAGGAATGGCATACTTATACGAGAATGTCTATCTTCCAATAGGATCGGAAGGTATATCTAATTCAACCTTAGAAGAGATGAAGGTCGGAGGATTGTCTGTCCTATCTCACGCCTTTGGACCAGTGTACTACAATGCCTTTTTAAATGTAGATGGTCCTAACGCAAATAAAACACAATCCCTGTTTGAAGAAACTGTTCTTACTACAGCGTCCGCGTCAGTAGGGGGGTATACGGTAGAGCATTTATCTGCTCTTACTGTAGATGGAGAAGAGAAGAGAGATTTTACTGTAATAAGCGGTGTAGAGATTACAGACGGAGTTAAACGAGTAAACAATAAGATATCAATTTACGAGCTATCAGCCACAGAGACCTTATTAGATCCAGAAAGCCCTATGCTTGATAATACTGTGGTTACTATGAAATCTTTCCAAGGAATGCCTAGGCTAAGATATACCTTCAACTACGGTGATGAGAATTTACTTTTCAAAGAACATGATTATACTTTTGAATTATCGTCAATCTTCTTAAGAGAAGGCTCATTCAAAAAGGCTCTGGGGGCTAGTTATGTTTGGGTACACACAGAGCCTGAACAGGACTATCACGGGACTTGGGTATTTTGGAACTTGATGCCTAATGGAAAATGGGAGCAGATAAAAGCAGATGTATTTACTCCTAACTATGTGAAGAGTAAGTTAGCACATAAGTTTTCGCATGATGATTTTTCTGAGATACCTACACCAACCCCATGTCATATTGTAAATTTACCTAAGCAATCTTTACTAGGACTACGGGACTCAGACTTCCAGGTAAACAAGCTAAACATAAGCACTAAGAATCAACCTATAGCTGTACCTCTTCATTACTATCAAAGGTATCAGCAGGTACATAGAGACGATCAGAAGTATGTCGTTGAGATATTCCCATCAACTCAACTGGACAACGAAATTTATTGGGCCACAAATGGTATAAAGATGAGGAATGAGACCATTCACAGGATGACCAGCTTAGAGCTTGATCTTTCTTGTAATGATTTTAATTCACTAAAGGACGGGGCAGAGAATCCTGTAGAATTCTTATACCCAGACGGGACTATAGTACCTCTAAGTTCCACTATTACCATAAAAGATAATCAAGCATTTAGTGATGGTAAGCTACTGACATTAAAGCTGGGGGTTGCTTCAAATGGACAGCTTATATTGAAGCCTTTCCTTTTCAAAACTTTGAATGCTATTCTAAAAGAAAAAATAAATACGGAGGGTTACTTAGAACCTAAAAGACCTTTTGTAGGAGATTGTTATCAAATATCTAACGCTAGATTTGGTTTTAATTTTGATAACCTTTATATTGAAGGAAAGGATTTAGGTTCCAATGTTGTGTATAATGCTAAGGCAGACTATCAGTTATCCCCACTAGAGGTTCTCAAGGTTTTAAGACTATTTAAGGATGCTGCTGACACAGAACACAGCAGAAACCATCTTTTATCTGAGGAATCTTTTGAACTTAGCGGAGGATCTAGGATGAACTACAGGACATATGCGGACGGATCATTTGATCCAATTCCGTGGGCTTCTGATAAACTACCAATGAATATTGAAGTGAGGAACTGATGAAAGGGGAAGTTAAAATTACGCAAGGCGATCAGGTTATATTTAAAGAGGATAATCTGGTAGTAGATGGAGCAGGAGAGATTATAGCGGATATTTTAACTACCCCTCCACATGCACCAAGTTACCTTTTAGATACTTCTAGTTATGTAATTCAGGGTTTCACTTTTGGAAAGACTAGCTTGGGCTACAAAACAAACCTACATTCTTATAAAAAACATAATCTACTAAGAGACTCTGAGACTAATCAATTCTGGACCTTGGTAGGTACTGGTACATATATGGATGAGTATCCAGACAGGTTTGAGCTATTTGGAAATACCGTAGGCGCTAAAGTAATAACTCCTTCTTTAAATTCTTATCTATTATCGTCTCTAGAAGGATATCCTATTAGCTTTTCATTTGATGTAAAGTATGATACTTTAAATCCTATAGTATCGTCAGATGACGGTAACTTTTATACTACAGTGTCTGGAAATGTTTGGGGTCACAGCACAGTATTGAATATACAATGGGATGCGTCTGGATTCGCTACCCTCGTTGACAAGCAGTACGGTTACATTAAGAAGATAGAAAATGACTGGTATAGTGTGTGCTTGGTTCCCTCGTCTCAAACATATACCTCACCAGACTTATCGTATTCTATAACTATGGCTGGTGATGCTGACGGCAATAGTCTTATAAGCACAGGAGGGAGGTCAGGAGGTCTTCTCATGAGAAATCCTAGTATCTTCGTAGGATCAGTTCCTATAAATTATTACACTGCGTCAGACGAAGACGGGTTTACTAGAAGTTTAGATGAAGAAGAATTTCCTTTAATAGGATCCTCGTTACCTTCTCCTGATTCAGTATTCTTTTTAAAAGGTGATGGGACATTAACTTCGGATACTTCCGCATTTAATGTAATAACAGGATACCCTGAGAACCCTCATCCAAAGGATACCTACTTACAAAGTGATGCGACCACATCCTACGAGGATAATACATGGTTAGAGCTTGACGCTACTCATAACTTTAACTTTGCTGGATTTGAAGGTTCCGTTCCGCCCGTAAGCATAAGTAATTTTGTTAAGGACTGGACGGCAGGTAATGACCTTAGCTCTCAAGTTGTAATGTCTGACCTAAGATGGGCTTCAGGATTTGCGCCATCATCTGTAGGTTCAATGACTTACTACATGACCAGTGCTATGTCTGCCTACGACGATCCTATGACTTCCCTAGCAGGATCTGCGAACTGCTTAAACATACATAGAGCAGTAGACATGCTTGGATACACTAGAATTGCATATCCAACAGGATCTACAGGAGGAGGTACGGGCGTAAGTCATGCATATGGCGCGGACGAAAGGGTTCTTGTTAAGTATGTTCCTAACGACTTCTCCTCTACAGGAGAAATTCAGTATGAGATTGATTTAGCATATGATGATCGTAGGTGGATGGATTTAATGGGAGGAGTATTTTGTATAGGTCTTCATGCTTTAGATATAAGAAAAGGACCCTACTCATTAGATGTAGATTTAGACCAACCGGAGTTTAGACTAGCAGCTAAAAAAGTATTTAACTTCCCTATAACTTACCTCCCTGATTCAGGGGCTGATCCTGGAGCAGAAGACCAACAAAGACTCAAAATAACTTGGACATTAAAGGTGCATGAATGATAGGCTATGTTACAGTTAAAAAGGTATACGACGACCGTGAGGAAGTTGTATACATCGAAAGAGATAATACTCTTACCGATGGTTTGAGTATGTCATTAACTAATTTGATGACATCTCCACCTTCTGCTCATGTACGAGATTTTCAGTTAGGCTATTTCCAGATCGGAGACGCTGCACATAATTTAAACGAAAACTATTCTTCCGCACAGCCAGACTCTGTAAAAAAATCTTTATACAGTTTAGCTAGGGCCTATCCTTTAGTTGATTCGTATGGTATAGAATCAACGCTAGAAGTTGTACAGAGAGATGCTATAACAGTAAAAGAAAAATGGAAGAAGGAGATCGACACAGTATTTACTACAAGTTCCGTTGTAGCTGCTGTATTACAGCCTGAGTGGGTTTCTACATTTAATGACGGTATACTTAATATAAAGATTAATATAGATAAGGAAGCCGCTGTAGGTAATAACATTAAAGAGTTTGGACTGTTCATAGCAAATCCAGAGAGGCATCTAGATGAAGACAAGATAGTACTGGCTGCGTATAAAAGTTTAGAAACTCCTATTTATAAAACTAACGAGTTTGCAATTGATTTAGAATGGTCTATTGATTTCTCAAAAGGGGACTTCTACTCAGATCGACTAGGCGAGGCAATGTACTTCTACCCTACAGTAAAGGAAGTACCTTCAGGAGATCAATACACAAAATACATTCGCTCAGGCCAAGTGTTCACCGCTCTAGTAGAAACTATGAACCCAATCAAAGAAGGAGGGTATCTCTATTTTGATTTATCAGGAGATGCGGAGCAAGGCGTACACTATAACATAACACCTTCATCTCCTGTGTTTATACCTACAGGGGATGAGAGCGTTGAGCTAAGAATACAGGCTCTTGGAAATCCTTTATACTACGGTAACAAAACTTTAGATATACATCTAAAAGAGTTCACAGGAGATAAGGATATTACGGAGTACTTTAAATACGGAAAACCCAACAAGCTTCAGGTTAACATAAGAAGTAACCTAGCCATGCCTATAGCAGAGTTTAGTGCTGTTACGGTAGCCGCACAAGGAGTTGTAACAGATTTAGACATACCTCCAGGGACCTATGTTGCGTCTTGGGGCTCTGGGGCAGCCTCTGCACTAGGATCAGTTGTATTGAACAAAGCAAGTTTAGATGATGTACATATTTTCTTAGATATTTCTGGAGACGGGTTGGCTGCTATAGCAGGAGGAAATATTCTAACCATACCTGCGGGTGAGACTAGTGGAGACTTTATCCTTATAGGGTCCACTGGGTATGATTACTATGTAAGTTCTACTAACCTAGTTTACACAGAGCCTTATTATAACACAGTAGCATTCCCTAATTACTTTAGAAGTATGGAAGTCCCAAACCCTACTGTGGACTACAACTATATCGACGCTTATCCTGAAAATTTTAATTCTTTAAATGATAGGGCGTATAGACTTACTGTAGGAGGTCCATCCCATTTTTACCCAGGTATAATATCTAACCATGATTACAAGGTGGATTCATACTATTCGGCACCTCCTCAACAGAATATATTACTTAAAACTTATGAGGTAGATGAATCCCCTGACCTTCAAAGGAGATCAGATATAGTCTACATACCTAAAGAATTTTACGCCTACCCAACCCCTAGTAGAGCCCCAGTGTACATAACAGAGAGCTACGCTGGGTCAGAGGAGGATGCTGCCAGCAGGAGTAACGGGTCAGTTCCTCAAGAAAAATACTTTACATCCAGTATGAGCACAGTAGCCCTATCGGTTTACTGTAAAAACTTTAGCTCAATCCAAATGGAGGCTGCTCCTGATGGAGATGATATAGTAATGTCATCTAAGTATTTTGCATTAGAGATAGGATCCTCCGGTTACGGAGATCTTCCACTTAGCATAGTTGGAGAAGAGACTGTGGCTAGTTGTAAAGCTATATTCAAATGGGATGGCTCTATTTTGGATGTGGAGTCTTTGGTTGAAGGTGGGGATTTTACTGCCTCGGCCAATTTCGAGGATGTAGGTGATGGTTGGTATAGAGCTTGGTTAGTGGTAAGCGTACCTGCCTCTGTATGTGAGGGCACTTTAGGCCATAGCTTATCTGAGAATGGCCTAGGTGCCCAACAGTATTATAAGCTTTACCCTTGTGTAACTAGCTCGCTAGAGACACCTTCTTACGCTTCAATACCTCAGGATGTGTCAGGCTCTCAATTCGCCTATTTACAATATGAAAACTCATATTCATCAGATTCCCATGATCAGACTGTCCCAAGACCTTATCAGTCTAGAAACAGTATTATAAGTACTGAGAGAGAGGGTAATTGTGTGATAACAGATACGGGAAATCAGAAAACTCTTTTCACATTCTGAGTATAATAAATAAGGTTAGCTATGTCTAAAAAAAGCAAATTTACCCCAACGGGCCATTTAGAGATTTATAAGGTATATCCTGACGGATCTAGAGAGCAGGTGTGGGATGATCATAATGTCATTACTTCAGGTATGGGCGTAGCGTTATCACACTTGTTCTCAGCCTCTGGATCTGAAACGATAGAAGGATTTCAGATTACCCATTTTCAGGTAGGTGTTTCTGGGGATACTGAGGATTACGGAGCATCTACCTTTTCACTAACTTCTGCCTTAGATGGGTACTCTGACTATGGCCCAAACACTGATCTAGTTTTAGATTCACTTAGTCCTATAGAGAACGGGGTTCTTGCATCTCCTAAAACATTTGCTCAAATACGGTATAGTAATGTACACAGACTTTCCAAAACATCTGTAAGGTATACTTTAGTTCTTGATAACCAGACGGCTAATTTATCTACAGACCTGTCTGAGGTAGGGTTGTTTATGAAGAATCCTCAAGGATTAATAACTCCCTCACCTATTCTTGTAGCCTATAGACCTTTTACGGGAATAACTAAAACAGATGCTTTCTCTTTGGTTTTCCTCTGGACCCTCCAATTTTAAACCATGTTTGATTCCAACGACATTTATACAGTATCTAGTGGTGTAGTTCTTTACAACTACTGGAACCCTTTAGTAACCAAGTTTGATAGCTCTGCATTCTATAACTGGGAGCAAGATAACCTCCCTTTACACGACTTAGAGGAGAGAACTTACTACTTATGGGAGAAGGCTACTGGATGGGCCACCTCCTCGTTACCAGGACTAGCCCTCGTAGTATCTTCTACAATCCCCACTGGTATAGAGTTAAGTGCTAATGTATTCACTACTGTTCAGGAGGCTGTAGAAGCCCTTCCTGAGATAATAAGAATGCCTGTAATTATTGAAGTAGCAGATACAGGTGATCTAGGAGATCTAACTTTAAATAATATTACATGTGAGGACGGAGGTTCCTTAGAGATTGTAAACAGAGTTTGGACTGATTTCAAGCCAAGCTCTGCTAAGTATACTGATGAAGATGGTGATAGTTACGCAATATTAGAAGTTAGTTCTTCGGAAGCAGTTGATGTAATTGAAACCACTTCTGCCCTATCTTTAAGTGCTAATACATCTTCTCTATGGACTAACCCTTTAGATTTCATAGCTGTAGCACAGATGACTAACTATGGTGCAACCCGTTCTATGAGATCTCAAAGGTTGTCCACTACATTAGCTCAGAATACGGCCACCGACTTAGGAGCTAACGATTGGATTTCAGGAGATCTGTTTAGAGTAAGAGACATTAAAAATGCTCTTTCTGTTATTGTAGATGATACCGTAGATGTTTTAGACATATCTTCACTAAATGCATTAGGAAATCCATTACTTAGATCAAATGGTGTAGGCTTAAATTCATTAGGTGCAAACGGATTTGCTTCAAACAATTTCTTAAGATCTATAAAAGTTAGAAACTGTAACGGACCCATTTGGATAAGAAGATTTAATGTAGTTGGCGCAGAAGGAAAGACGATCCCTTATACTACAAGGTCTGCAATAGGAATTGATATCCAAAATACAGACAACATAACTTTAGAAGATTGTTTTGTAACGAGAGCCTCTGATAAAGGTGTTGAGGTTTTAAATTCTCAAGTTAACCTTAGAAGAAGATTCGTAGTTTCTAGAAACTACGAGCCTCTTACCTCAACAACCAGAAAGGATGTCCGCACTGTAGGAATTAATGCACTAAACTCAAAAATAAATTTTGTTGGAGACAGTGTTCTTAGCGGTAATGATGTTCTTTTCTCCATATCTGATCAAGATTATGGCATGATCCTAAAGAACTCACAAGTGACTTCTGAGAATGCAGGTGAGTTGCATATATCGTTCTGTGCTACAGGTATGGAGGTAGCAGAGAGTGATGTGCAGTTCCAAGGTCAGTTAGATATATTCAATAACAATGTTGGAATAAACTCCAACGGGTCATTCTTTGATTTTGATGAGTATGCCGTACAGTACAATGATACTGTAGGTATTAGAGGTCACAATACTTCTTTTACATATGGAAGACCCGATGTAAATCCACAAAATACCTTAGCTGGTGTGGGTAATGGAACTAAAATAGATAAAGACTATACATATTTACTACATGCTAATGGACAGCATCTTGTATTTAATAACTGCAACTGGTATCCATTTGAAAAAGATAATTCAGTATCAGGTATCGCAGCGACTTTGATTGCTGACCACTTCTTATCTTCTTCAGATGGAAGCATTGAACCCGCAGTTGACCTAGTAGAGTCTGATGTTATCCTAGCTCACACCAGACTAGGTACAGGTATTTCTGTTAACGGGGGTACTTCTGATGGCGCAGGTTCTCTTGCTACTGGATATGGAACAAAAGGTTACCTAGCGAGATCAGTTGGATCCACATTGAATTTTATAGGTAGTGAAACCATAGCAAGCATAATCACAGGGTTTGTTAATGGAGATGCAGACGGCGCTGCACTAGCAGCCCTAAACTCCGCAACATTAAAATTCCAAGGACCTACCTTCATTGGAGCAGCTTCGGTGGATTGCTACGCAGAGAACAACTCTGTAATAGAATTTGCCCATCAGGATAGATACGAGTGGAATCTAGGGGCTTCTGGAAACCACACAGCAGTAGAACTACACGCTATAAAGTCTAATCTAGTAGCTATGAACGGATCTAGAATCTCCATGAAAGATTTGGGAGATTCCTTAAATATATGGGACCCAATTGGCGGTGAGGTAGTTACTAGTCCTGCAAGGCTAGATGGGGATGCATCCTCATTAAGATACGGAGGTTCAATGAAACTTCTTTGTACTAACAAGGAAGATTCTATTAGACCCCACATTCTAGCTGCATACGAACAAAAGTATAACTACACTTCCCAACCAGGATCTTTCTTCAAGTTTACAAAGAATACCACAGGAGGTATTCCTAATCTTTGGTACTTAGCTAACATTGAAGGAGGTATGACAGACGCATCCTTTAGAGAAAATATTTCTAATGGAGGTATTGTCGTAAGGGCTCATAATAACAGTACTGTAGATGTTGATAATGTTAACTTCTATGTAGGACCTGTCGTCGCAGATGAAGTATATTACGATACTTCAATTCCAGGAGGATGTAATGATCTTAGAATATGGGCCATCACAGGGCAGTCTACACTCAACGCTAGTTACTGTTCTGTGGGTGGGACTTGGCCTGGGCTTGCAGGTCATCACGGACCTAGAGCAGCATACCTAAGTGGAGTTGATCCTTCAGACCCTTCTTCCGTAGCTTATGGATCCTTCGTAGACAATCCTTACAATGGTTCAGGTTCTATTGAAACTAGTACTCTGTCTATTCTAGATTTCTACGGAAGTGCTGTTTATGTAAGCGCAGGGTGTTTAAACGCGGAGTTTTCTGGGTGGGGTACTGTTAGAAATGCAAATGCTGATACCTTTGGAGTTTCAGGAACATACGCTAACCAAGGGCCATTTAGAATATTCTTTGATGTAGATTCTGCTGCTATGGCATTATCGTATGCGTCAGGGGGAGTCTATCCTGAGGAGGACAGTAGGCCGTATCAAACAATAGCCCAAGGGTATTTCTTATCGGCAGACTGCTCTACGAGCCCAGTCACGGCACAATCTCAATTCCCAAGTCTATATCTATTTAATAGCTATAATGATGAGTTCTCTACCTCAGGGTACTACCTGCCTCAAAGATTCTTAGATTCGTCTAGGCAGACCATTAGACTGGATGAGTCTGCCGCTAATACTTTTGCAAATGCAAAACATAACTCTTTGGAATTTTTAGGAAGACCAAAATTAGTAGATATATACAAGGCTACGAACGCACCTTACGGAATGTCCGACTCCATAAATACTGATAAGCTAGGTGTAGGATTTAAAGGAACAACAATGTTTGATCTTAGGAGAAACTGATGGCTACTGGAGATAATCAAATTGTAGAAGAAAGCTACGCATGGATTAATAGTCCTTATAAATTTACTCAACCTGTAAGGTACTTTAAAGCTAATGATCCTTACTACTGGGAAGTTGATAATATTCCAGTAAAGCAGCTAGAGGAGAATATTCTATGGCTAAAGGATCAGATTAGCGCCAGCGAGTCATTGTCAGGAATAGGTAGACAGAGCTTTGGTGAGCTTAGGCCATATGCTAATGGTGCAAGTAGAACTGTTTATGTAAACCCTGGTCGATTCATAGCCAGAATAAACGATGCTTATAATAAAGGCATAAGTGCGTTCTCATTCACAAGAGCAGCACTAGAAACTCTCACCAGAGAGAGGTATGATTTTAATATCAGTGATGATGTTATAAATACTTTAATAGGAGAGTCTATAGATAACGCACTTGGTAATAATGGTCTATACGAGTATCTACAACATCACAACTCAGAAGCTAGGGCATTAGTAGATTTTGCCTTAGATTGGAGACACGGTTATACTTATTTCCTTCAAAACTATGAAGGAATAAATAATATCTACAATATTCCAAAAAATAAACCCGCTCTGTGGAAGCAGAGAGGTACTTCTGTATTGAATGGAGATTTTAGTAGAATAGACTTACAGCAGGGCGCTGTAGAATTTACAAGAGCCTGGGGAGCCACGGCAAGAACTGCTCTTGTAAATTCCGCTTCTAAACTAGAAGTAGAAATTCCTGCATTCAGTGACGCAGACTACAACAATAAGTCTAACTTCGTACCTACCGTTAGAGTTGATTTAGTTTTCATGTACGCTCATCCAGTAGATGCAAGCTACACTACTATTGCCAAGCCTAATGGAGACGATCCTACTACCATTTACGCTCCCCAACTTGGAGTTGTAAAGGGAGCAGGACTTGTTAGTCTTTCTGCTCTAGGTGAAGATTGGCAGGACTCTTTATTAGATACTTCAGGATTCTTAGAAGATCAGGAGTACATAGTAAACTCTGATAAATCAACAAACTATTTAAAAGGAGAGTACGCCACGCTACCAGACGGCACCTATGGAATAACCTCTCCTATAGCAGATAACTATCAGAACGATATTGGTATAGAGAATGCTTATACTAACTTCCCATCTCCTGATGACCTTATGAACTTAGCCCCTCTGCTGGTTCAAGAGTTCGAGGCAGGGGATAGTAAAAAAGCTTTGATAGGACAAACCATACTGCCTTTAGCGTATGTATTTGTTAGGAAGGGTAAGGAATTAATTGAGCCTAGCGATGTTCTAGATATAAGACCTTTCTTTAGAACTACAGAATTAGCCTATAACGAAAGAGCAGGAATCGCCGCCGCTAACCCACCCTTGTCTTTTGCAAACCCAGCCGTAGGAAAGCACGAATTAAGAGACACAGTATGGAAGAGCAAAAGACATACTAACTCTCAAATTAATACCTTAACAACCAACCTAGGAGCAACGACTACACTAGCAAATGACCTCGCTGGTAGAGGACAGCTTCTAGGAACTGGTACAATCTATGGAGGTACTAAGTGGGGGGTCGAGGGTGGACTAGCCGCTCTTTTAGATTCAACGCAAGGTATTGATAACACTACCAGCGAAGGTCTTCTCGCTGGATTAAAGCTTAACGGACATCTTCCAAGTAATATGGAAGAACTTCCATTATACCCTGGTTGGGATGTTAACTTCAACTACTTTGAAACCTTAGATGACGCAGGATCTAGAAGGTACGATAGGCTGTTTTCTACTGTTATTCATGGAAACGCCTCTACATCAGTAAGCGTAGGAAACATAGATCAGAATATTGTAGATATTCAATCAAGAGGCATGGGAGCATCCGTAGCTCAAGGAGGTAAGAGGGCAGTGGCTACTTACGGATGCCTCTTCATTAAGAAGGACATTGATTTTGAAGAGGGAGCCTTGGCTGGATATTCTGATTATGATGTTCAGGCTAACTTAGTAGGGTGTGCTTTAAATAGTGAGACAGGTCTTTTTGATGCAGGAGGCCAGTCTGATGTAGCGAAGGGCCAAACCTACACAGGAATAAGTGTTCAGAAAAGAGGTAAGACAGGCTTTACTATAATTGTAGCTTTAGGAACAACTTGTCCTCATGAAGGACTTCAATACTTCGGAAAACCAGCAGGTTATATCTTACCCTACTATAACAGCTATGCCGATGATAGTTTAGATTACAATGCCTTTAGAGATGGCCCAGGTATGAACAGGGTACTGGTATTGAATCACGCCTTAATTACGAGAGGAGCTAACCTTGACGGAAAGCAGGGCCTTAATGAGAGTGGTGGTCCTTACCGAGGCCAAACATATGATATGGCTACATTTAGCCCAATACTAGTTACCTACCCCACAGTAGAATTTACTGTTATAGGTTATAAGAATAGCAACTTTATAAACAACTTCTACTCAACTGATGGCGCTTCTGGATCCTTTACATTCAAATCAGGTCTATCTTAATAATGACATCCGTATTTAAGAACTGCTTTCTTAAGATCTTTGGGCCTCCTGACGATTGCGTTGGGGATGATTGTGGCCCAGATCCAGGATGTCCAGATTGCGGAGGAGGGTGTGATGATCCTAGTGATTGCGGTTGTACGGATTGTGATGATGGTGATGACGGCTGTGATGGTATTGTAGTTCTAACTAAATGTATAAGCGAGGACCCTGCTCAGAACGACCAAGACGGTGACGGTATACCTGATTGTGACATAAACAATAGAGTGTACACATTAGGGCAGTTAGTAGACGCAGGGTGTATCCCTGACTGCCAAACTCCTCCTGCATTTGGATGCGAGGATTGTTCCTTAGGATTCCCTCCATCCAAATGTGTAGATTGTTGTCCAGTAGTTCCTCCTACTATTACCTCCTGTAGTGGATGGGTCTGTAGTGCGAGGGGGCTTGCGTGTCCTTTTACATATCAACAGGGAGGCTGTGCTAGTTTTATAACTTTCACGGTTGTAGGAGATGTTTGCCCAGACAAAGAACCTATTTCAGGTAATAACGAAACCTTACACCCTACTAAGAACGAGTGTCTTATTTTAGAAGGTTGTTTTAGAGGATTAGGTCCTACTACACCAGCGCCTAGGCCACCAAAAGGAGGTCCGTGTCCTTTATGGAAGTGTGAAATAGTAGGAACTGTCGTAGAGCCTGGATCTAGCTCTCCTGGTACTACAACAACCACACCTGAAAGGATACGGATAATTAGAGATTGTACTAGAGTAGTTGCTACTGCTGAAACTTGGTCTACACAATTAGGTATAACTTGCGTTGGTGGGTGTAACTGTGCTAATATACAGTCCTCTGTAGGGGCAGCAGGACTTGGTGGATATTATGGAAGTTCTCCTTTATGTGAGGCTAACTGTGATGACATCCTTATTGATCCTGTTGCGGATCAAGCTGCGGGTAACTGTACATTCTATTTCTGTAAAGATGATGGTACAGGTACTGAGATCTGTACTCCAAAAACAAAACCCATACAAAAATGGGTGTTCCCTCCCACAAGTTTTGGAAACACACAGGACCCTCAACCACCAACTATATGCGATCACTTAATACCAGCACAGGGATGGTATCGTGATCCTAACTGTAATAATAAGTGTGAGCAGGGAGACCCAGACGGGTCAGGGGTCTTCTATTGTGAGGACCCTGCTAATGATGGTTGTACTTTAAAGATAGTTGATCCAGCTACAATAGGCCCAGGTAATGTTCTTCCAGACGGAACTCAGGTTTACCCAGACGCAGCAGGATGTAGGACAGCAGAGCGTTGTTGTGTAGAAACATCTAAGACAGTGTGGTCGTGTAATAAAAGTTCAAGCCCAGGAGGCGACACTTGCCTATGTGTAACTTCTTTAACTAATCCTTCATGCGATTTTGACGATATACCTGAAGGTACATTCCTTACAGAAGACGAGTGTTATGCAAATACTGAATGCTGTAAGCCTGATTCAGGAGATCCTAGTACGGGGGGTGCAGTAAACACAATAGCATCACAGTATCCTTTTGACGCTAATGGTCAGCCTGATTCAGGAATTCCTATATATTATTGTGAGGGTGATTCTGTTCAAATACAGTGTGCTGATGCAGCAGCCATAGCCGCACTTTCTGAGGATTTTGATCTTTCCTTTGAGAGTAATGCTAACATAGCATTCAGCATAGACACAGGCAATATTCTAATAGGACCTGAGGCTTTAGAGCAGCCCGGAGCATTCTTTAAAATTAGTGTAGACAGAAACTGCTGTGATAACGAGCCTGTGGGCGCTATAGAAGTTTTACTTATAGACATAGCTCGTAAGCTACCTCCATTTACAACCCTGTGCAGTACTTCAGAACCAGATATAACCGATCCTCCTGTAAACGGTCCTGAATATTGTCCAGTAGCTTATTGTGATGAGACCAATACTTGCGTAAGGACTTTTGTTCTTCTAAGAGATATAACTGATTTGAACTTTGATCCTTTCTCAGAATGTCCAGCAGAAGGAACTCAAATACGATTTACTCTAGACATAAATGGAAGTCCTACAAGCATTCTAGGAATAGCAGGTAACTCTTGTCCTTCACAATGTACAGGGCAGTTAAGAACATATGGGTTGAACACCTCTGTTGCTCAAGGTACATTTTCTTATAAAGAAGTTAATACATACACGGAAAGGCTTAAAGGTCTTAGAAGAAATGATAAGGTATTTGATACTTTAGCAGACACTAGAAGATTTGGTTTAAGTGGTCGATCTAGAACATTCACACCAATAATAAATCCAGGGTATCACCAGAACTTGTTAGGATCTCATATCCATGTAAGTCTATACTACGCACTAGAAGGGTTCACTACCAATAGGACCGTCCCAGACGCGGCCTACGATGATATAAATCAAGCAAACCTTTTACAGAGCTTGAATCCTGAAGCTAGAAAAATAATACAAAAAGCTACTGATACCGCAGGTAACTCCATAACGGGAGTTATTCTAGATAAGCTTATATATTTAATCAGGCTTAACCGTTTGCATGAGATTACTCTAGGGGATATAAGATCTATATCTAATCATGGTGAAAACATATACAACTCATTCCCTAAAGGCATTGCATCTGAAAATAATGTGTTATCCATTATTGATGAGAAGGCAAAGCCTTTGTATTACGATAAGTATTTAAGTGAGAAAACTAGAGACCGTATGCGAGTATGGAAGACTCTAGCCCCTGATTTAAACAAGCATATATTGCTTGTTGAAAGGGACGGAACCGCATTAGAGCACCCAGTATCTATACAAGATCAATGGTTCTTTGAGGCAAGTGGGGGTATTGAAACAAAAAGTATATTAGATGGAGACTTCTGGCTATACACAAAGCGTGATGGAACTCCAGGATACGCAGGAGTATTTTCTGATATTGCAAAGGCCGTTATGTTGGATCTTGTTGATGCAGCTAAGGCGGTATCTCTTTTAGGGGACAAGTACTCCACTAAGCTCACAGCGACTTCAGTACCAATAGCTAGAATTGAAGAAGAGGCTGACCTATCCGCTCCTAGACAAGATGCTTATTATATGAAACTTGATCTAGATGAGATAGAAGATTTAAATAGGGACAAGCCTCTTATAAGAAAAACTCTATGTACTTACAGGTGGGAACAGGATTTTGCTGTAATGGATGAATGGATTAAGTTTAAGCCATGGCCTTACTTAACCGTATACTTAGATCATGAGGATCCCTTCCTAGATCACCTGGAAAAAAGAAAATCAATAACAGCAGAATTCAAGGACATATCGTTCGACTCCTTCATAGGTTATGAAGAAGATTTCCCAACAATACCTAGAAGAATACCATTCTATATGGTGATAATTCCTACAGATGATATTAGAAGAACAATTAAATCAGTAGGATCTAGGTCAGTAGACTACAGCACCAGGGAAGTGACCGTACCCATGTTCAATCTTATAGAGAATACTTCTACCAAGTATGGAAGGTGGACTCCTCCTGGAGCAACTATATCGTTACCAGAGCTAGGCGAAGATGTAGATAGGAATACTTCAAGAGTTGGTGGTGTAGAAGCTTCAACCAATATAAATGATATATCCACAAGAGTAAAACCTTATGTAAACGAATCTGAACCTCTACCTAGAAGACCTTCTGCATTTAGAAAATTTATGTCAGCTATAAGAGAAGCCATAGACGAAGGAGAATATATTGATCAAGATACTAAGACTATGGCTTGGGGAACTGTTTATCAGAGAATGGACTTAGATGTAAAAAATGCCATAAAATCTTATGAGGTAAAAGAGTTCAATGCTCTTAGAGGAAAATTCCTTGCAGGTACGCCTACTCCAAGTGAGATTATAAACTCAGAGCTTCCTAGACTAACAAATGTGCCTCCTCAAGATATAAATACAATTGATGAGTTTGTGAAACCTGTTGTTACTAAAAGAAAGATTACCATAGATCCTGATATTCCTGACGGACCCATATTAACATGATACCTACAGCGACATTAGGAGATCTTACTCCAATTCCAGTTCCACCAAACCTCCCACTCGCCCCTCTTACGCCTGCGGAGTGCGCTTTAAATGTTTTTGTTCAAGGTATACCTATGGCTAAAGTTCTGATAGCGGCTCCTAACCCGGCCCCATTACCTACAGGACTGGTTCATCCACTGCCACCTGTATTTCCTCCTGCTCACCCTGCTGTGGGTAATCCTAACATTGCTGTAGAGTTCCCTACAGGGATGGCACATGGTATAGGTCAAGCCAGGGCTTCTGGTCATCTAACGACACATAAATCACAGCCTGTAGATCCTTTAGGAATCGCCTCTGTATTTGTTTATATTGGGTTGTGAAAATTAAAAATAATCTTGCATAGAGTATAATCATACATAAATACCAATAGACGGAATACCGTCAGGAGAATAAAATGAATCGAGATCAATTAAGAGAAGCCGTACTTGGCGCAGGTGCTTGGAACAAAGCAGGCATCAAACTAAACGAGTCTGTAGAAGCCCCCGCACAGGAGGTCATCGAGGAAGCCGCTCAGGAGACTGAGGAGCTTCTTGAAGAAGGTTTAGAGGAAGGCCACGCCTGCCCTCTCTGCCACGCTCTTTTAGAGGAAGCTATCACTGACGAGCGCCTTCTTGAGCACGCCCATGATTTCATCGAAGCCCTTACTGAGGCTGGCCTTCTAGAGGAGGCAGAGGAAGAAGACGATGATGACGAGGCCGAAGCCATCGAAGAGAAAGCTTCCTGCGACGATGAGTCCAAGATGGTTGAAGAAAAGCCCAAGATGGTTCCTGCTAAGAAGAAGGCTAAGCCTTCTAAGAAACCTTACTGATTTTAAACATGGGATCTCTTAACGATTCAGGAATGGGGATTGGGGACTTTGCTCTGTCTATGATGGAGCAACAGTCCTCAACCTCTTCTGTTAAGAAAACCCAAAATAATCAAGTTGACATTTCAGAAATAGAGGTGTCACAGGCTCAAAGAAATATAATTCTTGAGCAATCCTTTGGAATTTCCAAGCCACAACCTAAGAAGGTAGATGAACAGGAAATTCTAGAGAAAAGAAAACAGGAACTCAAGGAAGAGTTTTTAGCTACCTCTGCTAAGTTAAAAGAGTTGATGGCTGAAATGGCTTCAATGGGTATGACCTCTGTAGGGAACCTGGGGACGGGAGTTCAGAGAAAACTCAAACTAAACTGTAGGAAGTGCAATGGACCTTGTAGATGTAATAAAAAGTCTAAATGAGGGTAAGACTGGTGAGAGAGGATCATATAGATCTAGAACTAAGTCTAAATCCCTTAAAGGGACTGTAAAAGTTTATAGATCTATAATGCAAGCTCTTCGTAAAACTAAGGTGGGTGCTGTTTGGTCTACTGAGGGGTCAGGAAGAAGATATGTAACCACTAAACAAAAGTGGGGAAAGAGCAAGCAACAAACTACTGGTGGTAAAACGGCCAAAGGCTTTACTGCTGGCAGCGAGCATACTACACCTGGAGCATCTAAGGAAGATGTTGAAGGCGTTTCCAAAAGGCTTAGAAAGAAATACGGAACTGGTTCAGGTTCTGATGTTGAAACCAAAAAGGACAAGAAATGAGCAACCTAATTGAAGATGTTTTTATTGTAGAACGACTACAGATCCTTAATGAGGATAAGGATCATGGTAAGGTTATGAAGATTCGAGGGGTCTTTCAAAGAGCCAACGAGGAGAATAACAACGGAAGAGTTTACAGAAAGCCTCTTCTCGAAAGAGAGATGACTAAGCTAAGTGAATCAATTAAGAATCGTCGCTTAGTAGGTGAGCTTGATCACCCTCAACACGATAGCGTTAAGTTGTCTCAGGTATCTCACCTTATCACCAAACTTGAGATGAATGGCAATGAGCTTATTGGTGAGGCTGAAATTCTTGACACTCCTATGGGTAAGGTTGCCCAAGCTCTAATTAAGGGAGGAGTTCAGGTAGGGATTTCTTCTCGCGGTATGGGCACACTATCTGAGGAAGCTGATGGTAAAAAGTATGTCAACGAGGACTTCCGCCTCATCACCTGGGACCTTGTTGCTGATCCAAGCACCCGTGGCGCATACCCTGGCCTTTCTGAGTCTAGCGTAGCCCTTGCTAATGAGATTTGCGAAAGCCTTATTCCTAAGGTCGCAGCAGAGAAAGTCTTCACAGTTCTTCTAGAAGAAAGACTCAACGAAGGTAAGAAAAAGAAGAAGGCTAAGAAGGCTAAGAAGGGTAAGAAGCTTGACCCTGTTGGAAAAGAGGATAAGGATGTCAACAACGATGGTAAAGTTGATAGCACTGATGGGTATCTTAAGAACAGAAGAAACGCAATAGCCTCTGCCATGGGTAAGAAAATGAAGAAGACTATGAAAAAAGAGTCCTCAGTGTTCGCTCGCATAGGAGATCTTCTTTTACGAGAAGGCTCTCGCGGAGTTAAGAGATTAGCAAGAGTTCAGAAGGCGATTCAAAAGACAACTGGCATGGCTTCTCCTCAGGATTTAACGGCAGTGAAGAAGCTTGGAAGAAAGGAAGGTGAGGGCGCACTTAGAAAGCAGGGTGTCAAACCAGATTCTTTCATGAAACCTGATACGCTGGCTACTAAAAAGCCAGGACGATACAGTGGAATGCTGCGGAACAAGCAGGCCGAGCGAGCAAGAAAAAGATAGTAAAAAACGAATAACTGTATAATAATCATATAGATAACAATAGATTGGAGTACAATCATGGATGAAAACAAGACTGACAACATCGCAGACCTACTTCCTGAAGGTATCTCAGAGGAGACTGTATCTCAACTAGCAGAAGCTATGAGAGAGATGGTTGAGACTAGAGTCCAAGAGGAAGTCGAAGCTCTTACTGATAAGGTTTATGCTTATCTTTCAATGAAGCGTCAGCAGATTCAAGAAGCAGCCCTTGAGGAGCTTCATGAGTCTAGCGCAATTTATCGTGACGCAGCCAAGTTCCGTGAGCTTATGGGTTACATGGCAATTGAATATCGCCCAGAGTATATTGATGCAGAGAGCGAAAAAAGATTGTCTGAGGCTACGGAAGTTGCTGAAGATAACGAAGTTCTTGCCAGTGAACTTTCTCTAGCTCTAAAGGAGCAGAAGAGATTATTAGACAAAGTACAACTTCTAGAGGCTCAGGTCGCCAAGCGTGACACTGAGGTTGCTACTCTAACTGAGAGTGTTCAATATCTAGAGGCTGAAAAGGAAGCTACCCTGTTTGAGTCTACAGAGCAGGCTGTAGTTATTACTAACAATGTGGACGAAGAGGTCGAGGAAGAAATTGAATCACTTGGAAACGCCTTCTTGACCGAAGAAATGCTCAAACTAATGCGTTGAGCTTAAATTTTAGGAGTACTTACTATGGATATCATGGAAATGGGTGCATCTGATGAGCTAGTCTCCAAGTGGGGTCCTGCTCTTGATGGCATCGAAAATGATTATACGAAGCGTGTTACTGCACAGCTTCTTGAAAACCAATTAAAGGCTACCGAGCGCGTTGATGAGGCGGCTGTCGGAATGGGTACAACCACTGTCGGTCAACTTGGCACTTTCCAAAAATTTGCCTTCCCTCTCGTTCGTAGAGTCTTCCCTGAGCTTATCGCCAACAACCTTGTTAGCGTTCAGCCCATGAGCGGCCCTGTATCACAGGTCTTCTACCTTGGTTCTGCTAGATCTTACGGCGCAGATCGTCAAACTCTATACAGCAAGTATCAGCTTACCTACCGTGGTGGCCGTACTGGCGAGTTCACTGATTCTTCTAGCATTGATCTTGATCTTGCTGCGACCTACGCCGCCTCCGCTACTTCCAGTATGGCTGTTCACGCTCTTTCTGGACAGTTAGGTGGCGATGCCGCTGGTTTTGATGCCAATGCTGTCAACTACAACCAACTAATTGCTAAGTGGCCTAATGCTACTAACGGTCATGGTTGGTCAGTTTCTGCTGGTGAGCGCCTTGCTGGAACCGATATTCCAGAGGTCAGCCTTCAGATCGAGCAGTCACCTGTTATTGCTCGTACCAAGAAGATGCGTGCCCTTTGGACTCTTGAGGCTTCTCAGGATCTTAAGGCTTACCACAACCTTGACCTAGAGCGTGAGCTTACCGACCTTCTTGGCAAAGAGATTCGCCTTGAGGTAGACCGTGAGCTTATCGAAGATCTTCGTGGCATCGCCTACGACATCTCCGGTCAGGCTGGTATATTCGACTACGCAATGCTTGATCAGCACAACAAGAAGACCAATGTCATGGACTTCAACGGTGTGAACGGTGACTCCAACTTCGGCCAGTTCCAGTTCGACTTCTCCGGTGGTGACCTTGGCCTTCCAGGCGTTACTACCGCTGTTGGTGGCAACAAGAACATCTGGCTTGTTGACCTCACTGCCAGTGGCCTTAACTTCGCTCCTCGTCATATTGGCGATGTCTACAGCAACCTTCTTGCTGTAATCAACTTCGCCTCACAGGACATCTACACCACCACCCAGCGTGGTGCTGGTAACTGGATCATTTGCGCCCCCGCAGTAGCTACTCTTCTTGAGTCCGCTGCTCGCCTCCAGGGTGGTATCGAGAGGGCCGATGGCCCCACTAACTTCGGTCCTGGCACCATCCAGTTCCGTGGTAAGTTCATGGGTCGCTACGATCTCTTTGTTGATCCTCTTTACCCCGAGGGTGAGATCCTCATGGGTTACAAGGGCGGTTCCACCATGGACGGTGGTTTCATCTACGCACCTTACATCCCATTCCAGGCTCTACCCACCATCACCGATCCTGAGAGCTTCCAGCCCAGGAAGGGTATCCTTACCCGTTACGGTAAGGTAGCTATAGCACCAACCAGCCGATTCTATCGCGTGATCCGCATTGTCGGCCCCTCTGGTCTCTACAGCCCCTTCCAGAAAATCGCTGGTAAAAACATCTGATAGAGGTGATTAAGTAAAAGAAAAGCACTCTTCTTTTGGAGAGTGCTTTTCTTTTATTATTAGAAGGCTATATATAAGCAGATGCATAAGTATAGAAGTATTTGTAGATTCACCATGCTCATTCTAGTTGATGGGAAAATTATGCATGTGAAACCTAATCAAGTGATAGAATCTGCTGATGAGCTATTCTATACGCATCTTAAAAAAATAGTAACACCTAAGAAAGTTACTAAAGCTCCAAGAAGAGCTAGGAGGAATAAGTCTGATGGCAACGATAGTAAGTCCTAATGTTTCAATTTATGGAAATAGTTTTACAAATGTGGCGAGCCAGAACATAGGGGACCACAAACCATACGGAGAAATAGATGTCGATAACTTAAACAAAACTAAGTTATCTGACATTGTAGAGTTTAGTGATATAGAGGAGCAAATTAGAGACTATATGCTTGCCTCACTAGGTCACCCTGTGGTTAGAGTAGAACTAGTTGATCATCAGTTTAAGGTTTGCATAGATCAAGCAATCACTGAGTTAGAGTATCATGCTCCTCACCTTACTCGACAGATGGCAGTTTTTGAAACAACAGCTAGAGTCGGAGTCTATAAACTTCCTCAATACATCATCAGAAATATAACCTACCTAACCTACAAGAAGAACCTTCTAGCATTACAGGCTCAGGCAGGCACTCTAGAGTTCGACTTCCTTCTTAGTTGGTTCCAAGGAGGTGGTAACTTCCTAGAGGGCTTTGGTATAGGTGATTTCTATCTACTTCAGTCCACCATGGAAACTACTAGAAGAATCCTTGGTCAGGAAGGGGGGTTTGATATATTAGATGGACAATTCCTACAAATCTACCCAGTACCTAGCGTATCAGACTATGCCATAGTTGAGTACAGAGGTCTCAACTCTGCCACATTAAGCCCTAAACTTAGAAGCTGGGTACAAAGATATGCGACTGCTTGTGCAAAAGAAATTCTAGGTCAAGTAAGAGGCAAGTTTACAATCGTTCCTGGTCCTGGTGGAGGAACGCAAATGAACGGCCAACTTCTCATGCAACAGGCTCAACAGGAAAAAGACCTTCTCAGACAAGAGCTTATGTCAGAGATTGAAGAACCTCCAATGTTTACTACAGGCTGATGAATAAGAAATTCAAAGTATCTAGACCTATGGACGGGTTGCCTCGTATTGATGGGGCAACTCCTCTATCATTCTATGACCCTAACAATCCAGATGTTAATCTATTCAATCTTATAGATGACGAGATTATTAGAATTTCAGGATCTCCTTTATATTATTTTAAGCAACTTGTTAAAGAAGATTTTGATGATGTTTATTTAGAGGCCCGTAATAAGACTGTAATGTCTGATCCAATAACTGTTCATGGTCACTATGAACCCTCTGTTGTAGAGGAGACTTTATCCAAGTTTGGAATTGAAGTAACCAACGATCAGATGTTTGTATTCAATAAATCTTATATTGAATCGGCTCTCAATGATTCGCCTCAGATAGGTGATCAAATAAAACCCTACTTTCAAAATATAAAGTACGAGGTTACGGAAGTTCAAGAAGACAGTTTTGAATTGTATGGAGTTTACCATACAGTAGTTACCGCTAAGATTCTCCGCGACAGCCAAGATACGGTTAATGAGCCCTTAACCGACATTAGCGATGATGTAGGAGGCTACCCTGATTTAGATGTCTGAGTATTTATATTTTGGTGATCTTAAAGGTTACATTAATGAGATCGCAGGAGATCTAGATGATACTCCTGGAAGGTCTTCTAGAACTTTAATGAGCACAATAGTTGATCTATCAACCAAGGACAGTAACTATAAGCAAGATTTCTATAAGGATATCTTAAGAGCCTTACTGTCACAGATGGACATGTACTATATTAATGATCAAAATGAGTTAGTGTCTGTTAAAATTCATCACGGTCGTCAGGACAGACTTGTTGCCAAAAAGTTTCAAGAAAATAACATAGTCCTTCCTTACTCAACCGTATACCAGACAGGGGTTGAGGAAGATTCTAGGAAAAGAAGAACATCTCAAAATCTTGTATACGCGAAAGCCTGGAATGATAAGGAGCAAAGAGCCGAACGGGTGGTTCATCTTGCAGATGTCCCCGTAGTAATGTCATATAGTTTAAGTATTTGGTCGAAATTTGTGTCCGATATCGACCAGCTATCTGCTTCATTAAGATCAAAGTTTAATCCTGATCTAATCTTAAAGATTCCACAAAGCAAGGTATGTAAAGCTTTCCTAACTCAAGAAACAGATGATGGTCAGGTGGAGGCTAGGGATAGGGAAGATAGGTTAATAAGAAAAGACTTCACAATTAATATTGAGGCTTATATTCCTCAACCAAAATTCTTAGTGACAAATACAGGAAAGATACTAAAACTATACTCTGATGTAAAAATAAAAGACTAAATATAAAGAGAGAATTCATCATGCCCAATGTAAATCTATTTGAATGGGAAGACGGTAGCTATGCCGTCTCTGGCGTCATCACCCCTGCTATTCCTGAGCAGGCAGTTATTACTGTTAGTGTAACTTCTCTTGACGAAAGAGTCAGCTTCACTAACGCAAATGGTGATATCATCACAGGAGGTGGCGATTCTGACAGTGCCAACATAACAGTAGTTGTTCCAGCAGGGTCCACCTCGTTCACTATCCCTGTTGTTCTCACTGATGATTCAGAACCTATTGGTGACGCCCAGATTTCACTAGAAATAGTTAGTTTTGTCATAGGTCAAGGAGGCTTCCCCACAATAATTGAAGATGAGGAGCTTACTGTAACTGTAGTTGATGATGACATTGAGCCTGTAGTATCCTTAGGTCCTAACACCACTAATACCGCTACGGCAGACGAGCCTGGGGTCTTTGAGGTGGTTCTAGATAGAGCCTTCTCTGAAGATGTGGGTCTTGATATTACTGTAACTGATAACTATCCTCCTGGGCAATCGGACCAGAACTACACCTTCACCATAACAGATATTAATTTTGTAGGCACAGTAAACGCAGAGGCTAATGGGGAGGATCCTGATACTGTCAAAAGTATTGAACTGATTCCTAACATTTTAGCTGCTCCAGGTATTGTCACCATCACTGCTAATATTTCTACAGGAAATGCTACAGGTGGAAACATAGCTCAGTCTTACCAAGTAACTGGTGTAGGTTCTACTTTAATTGTAAACCATGAATCACCTCAAATAGTAACAGCCGAGGAGTGGAACCAAGGACTTCTTGGAGCTAAGGTAGTATTTAACAACCCTCTCCCAGGCCCAGGAAAGGTTTCCTTCTCTATTAGCCAGACAGATCCTAGACTATTCGCAGACGATCAACTCCAAACTCCATTACCACTAACTTTTAACGGAAACTTCCCAGCAGGTGCTACACAGGGATTCATTCCTATTTACATAAAAGACACTGATACAGAGGAGACTCCTACCACAATTCAAATAACCATTACCGATTTTGTTTCGGTAAACCAAACCTTTAATGGTCAGGTAGGCTCTACTGATGTACGCAACCTATCACTTATAAGTGATGATCAGCAGCCCTTAATTAGCATTGCCTCAGACCAAGCATATAACGGGAGCAATCAACAGGTTGATGGTGATACTGTAACTATAGTTGTAAACACTAGTAATTTCTACAAAGAAGATGTAGAGGTTACAATCAGCCCTGTATCAACAACCTCTACAGGACAAACCACTACTGCTGTTTTGAACAGAGATTACTCTCCTATCAACACCGTAACTATTCCTGCGTATAGCACTAGCCCTGTAAGTACTTCCTTTAATATACTTGATACCGCATATCCTAATGTTAACCTTTATCTAGAGGCTGTTGTATCTACTGGAAATGCTACTACTGATCCAGACGAGATCATTCATATAAGCATTGACGGCGATGCGAACCAAGTAACCTTTAGCTTTGCTGAGGTAGGCACTACTGCTACTGAGTATGGTAACGAGACAGTAGATATTGAAGTTGTATCGGACACTCTTCTTCCTGAGACAGTGGATATTGTTATAGTCCCTGAGAACACCGCCGCAGGAAGGCTCGATGCCTCATACACTGGGCAGATTCTTCAAGGAACTAGCTCTGTAATTATTCCAGTTACCGTAGGTAACGAAGACATTACAAACCAAGATGTTACTGTAAGCTTTAGCATTGATTCTGTAAACGAGCTACCTGGGACTCCTCTAACTATAACTCCTGTACTTGATCCTACTACTTTCGATCTAGAAATTCTAGATGATGAGCAACTAATATTCTTATCATTTGGAAGCAACACTACTAGCGACCCAGCAGCAGGTGATACCGCTACCATTGAGTTCACAGCATCGAGAATATCCAGCCAAGATATTCAGGTAAACCTTTTCTACAATAACTTTGTAGGTACTCTAGGTGGAGACATTACTGCCCCTGCATCTGTAGTTTTACCCGCAGGGTCATTGTCTATAACTACTACTTACGATGTTGCTGTAACAGCTACTACAGGGTCGTTTGATATTAATGCAGGTGTAGATGTAGCTGACGCAGCTTATGGAAGAATGCTTGCAGGCCAGTCTCTTTATACTGTGGCTGTTGATGGTGCTGTTCCTGCTGTAGAAAGCACTTTCGATCTATCTAATTATGGTCCTACCAATCTAATTACAACTAACGAATGGGACGGTGAAACCTTTGAGCTTTCAGGAACTATTACTCCTGCCGTGCCTGTAGGAGGATATGTAACTATAGAATCCGTTGCTGGTAATACTGACCAAAGGGTCAGCCTTAGCTCTGGAGTATTTGTATCTTCTATAGATATTAGCCTGACCGCTGGTCAGAGTAACTTTACCTACAATGTTTATGTAAGTGATGATACAACAGCTAACGCTGGTTCTGTAGTAAGATACGCTATAGTTGATGCTAGTTCTACAGATAACAACGCAGTGATTGCAGGTCCAACCCCATCTGACCCAACTCAGCACAACCACATCTTCAAACTAATTGATGATGATGTTGCTACTAATCTTACTTGGACCATAAACCCCACCTCAGTTCTTGTTCCTTATGATCAAGATGTTACTGTAGATCTAACATTTGATTTAGGTCTAGGTGTATCTGCCGACACTACTGTACCTATAATCGCAAGTGTTGCTGCTGGTGCTGCTGGAAGTGTTGTATTCCCTAACACAGTTGTCATCCCTGCTCACTCCACAACTGTAACTTCCTCTATTACCATTGAGGCTGGTACACAAGGCGATGTAAGTATAAGAATTGTAAATAGCGGTCCTACCGCTTTTAGTACAGCATACCCTGGAACTGGTAACGATTTAGTTACCATAGATCCTGCACACACTGGAGCTAAAACCGTGTCGGTGGATTATACTACTGTAGGTAGTACTCAAGGTCCTCCTTCAATCCTAAAGTGGACTTCAGTTAACGACAATTACTATGTCACTGATAAGGTAACTTCTCCCCTTAGTGGTTACATTCAGACTAATCCTTCTTACTACTTAGTTCAAACTACAGTACCTATTGATCCTGTAGATGAGGCAAACTTACCCTCCTTCATGATTGACGGTACAGTTGCAGATGTTTTCCCAGTAAGCTATGTTGGTGATCTGGTAGACACTGTACAAGTTGTAGGTCCTGCTGATCCAACTTACACAGTAGACTATGCTAACTATAGCCTTACTGCTACCTCCTCTGATAACGAGTCTGTTCTTGAGAGAATAGCACAAGGTAGCCCATCTCAAAACTTTATAACAGATGTTAATCTAGATAGTGCTTACTTAACCATACACCTTGATAATGGTGATGGTTCTGTAAACTCTGTTATAGGTGTAAACACTCCTCCTCTTTCTACATGGACAGAAGTTGAAGTTGTAAGGGATGGTAGTTACATAAAAGAGCGCCAACTATTTACACAGTTTGATGTATGGCCTGCTGGGCAAGAGCCTGTAGGTTACTCTCCTAAACTTTTAGGTGTAACCGCTTATGTAACTCAAAGAGCCGACTTAGATGTTGCACAGGTAGAGTTTATAATTCACAACGACATTTATGATCCCACTATTGGAGATCGTTACGCAGACCACCCTGAGGTTAACGGGGATGTGTTCTTCTATGACATCAAGCTAAACCTCCCCGCTGGTCTAATTATGCACGAAGGAACTGAGTTTGTTAACGGGGTTAACAATATTATTCAAAAAATTCCTTCAGAAACATTCACCGATGATACTTATGGTTACTTAGTAAGACCAATTGAAACCTCTAACCCTGGTAACTACAACCCTTCTGTTCTAGCTCCCAGTGACTACTCACTGCACTTACTTCCAAGAAGAAGTTGCTTTGCAGTAAAGGTTGCGATCTCTCAAGGGTCTGAAACCCAAAAAGCTCACGCTCTTTGGGTAAACAGATTCGGTGGTTACGCTGCTTCTCTACCTCTTTATAGAGACGCTGTTACAGGAAAGCCTTTCGGAAACAACTACTTCGCAATTAGAGGTTGGGGTGGCACTAGAGATTACATACCTGATTGGGATCAAGTAGAAACTAGCAGACCATCGTCTGTATCAAATTCAAACCTACAATCTATTTACAGTAGCTTCGACTCCTCTGGGTTTGATGCTCTAAAAGCAAGGTCGGTAGCAATAGCTAGACACTACAAGATCAATGCTAGATCTACTAATGGAAGACAAAACCCATTCGGATTTGGAAGCGATGGGCTTTCTTTCATATCCTCTAATCTAACTAACTCTTCTGATCCAAAAGTACATACCTTCTACAGACCTTACGGAGAGCAAGACGAGGGTGCTCCTGGAGGTTTTGCTATCAGAGCCGAAGATGGTATAGAATTAAATGACGCTGAGATTGAAAGATCCTGGGCCATTGCGAAGATGCAAATGATGAGAAACAGGCTAACCATGACCTCTCCTACAGGTAAGCCTGTTTCAATTCATGATATAGCTAAAGCCACTCAGATTTTTGAGGGAACCTCTGAGCCAATACTACCTTTTGCAATAGGTAACAACAATGGTGAGAACACTCACTGGCCTCACTTCAACGGTCCATTTGTAAATGATGTAAATAAATTTGTACCTCTTTGTCCTACTAACAGAATGTGGAGCACTAAGCCCTCTAGTAGACAAAGTATTTATAACACTGTAAGGGCACAAAACACCACCCAGAACCAGTGGATTTGTGAAGGTGAGTTCAGCCAGAAGCCTGGGTCTAAGTGGCATACTAACAAAGACTCATGGACCATCAGATCTATTTTCCATCTTGACGGGTTAGTTTGGAACGCTAACTTAGGTTCAGGGAAGTGGCTTACTAAGCAGTACGGAAACTACTACCAAACTGCTTTCTCAAACTATGATACCTTAGGCACTTACACTCTTAATGGCGTTAACTATCAGCAGAAGAACTCCTACTGGTATAATGCTACTAACGCTTATGGAGCCGTCCAAAACGGAACTTGGACATTGTATGGCGTAACTGGTAATCCAGCACAGCAATACTTCTCACAGCAAGGTTCTAGAATATCTGGATGGGGTATTAAGTCCGTAGGTCTTTTAGGAAGATTATTAAAGGGTTCTGATAAGGTAGACTATGCCGCATGGGCAGATGTTTTCTCAGAAGCTTGTTGGAAAACCCTCAGTCCTGGAAGAAATACTCCTTACAATGATGGTAGTTTAGGCCAGAATACAGGACTAACTTCACAGTACCCAGTAGCTGAACTTGGAAAGGCTGCTTATTTAGATTGTACATTAAGTAGCTTTAAGCAACTAATAGACTTGCCTAAAGCTGATTTCATCACTGAATATCAAAGAAGAAAGGGTATTAACGGTGCTGATTTCGGTGGCTATCAGGACTACATGAGAGCTTTTTGGAACAATGGTGTGTTCTCTGTAGCCCAAGCTCTTAATGATACTGATCCAAACAATCTTACTGTTCTTGAAACTAGACTGAGAGATTTAGTTGCCTACCCAACTCTTAGACAATGGGAATATGTAGATAAGGCTAGAGAGTATACTGTCCCCGCACTTTCTGCGTATGACTATGATGATCCTGATCTATTCGTAAACACCTCCGCACACGGTTTAGAGAATACGCTCCCCGCTGGTCAGGTTATAAACTCTATAAAAGTAAACGGTCAAAGAATCCCCTCCGTGGATCATATAGGATGGGACTTCGTAGGTGTTACTGGAGGATCAACCTCTCCCCTATGGAATGCTAGAAACTTCACATCTCTAAAAACTTCTTATAGACTAACTGGAGATGAAAGATTCCTAAAATGGGGTAAACAGGGAGTTGCCACGGCTTTCAGAGGGTGTGAATTTAATGATGTTGTAAGTATGACACTACAGTCAGGCTCAATATCAAATTATCTCACTGGTGCTGGGGCAGACTGTAATGATTATGTTTCTGTAGTTCCTAGCAGCTACGATAACGCTACCAAGGCTTTTGGTTTCATAATGGTTAATGAGGTTCCTAATGGATCTACTAACGCTGTAGGTACTTTAGGGTATTACCAAGCAAACCTTGGAGGATTGGTTGGAGAGATGGCTCATGTTGATTGGAATCTTTCTTGGAACCCTGATCTTCCTGATGCCTACAATGATTTCGTAACTGCTTATGGTCAAGATGTAGGTCTTCCTGCTACGGGGTGTGTATTTGATCCCCCTGACACTTCAAAGAGAAGCACGGATCTTAAAGCTGACTGGATCTTTAGCGGTATGAACGCTAGTAACGAAATTACAGATCTAGTATCTAGTCTCATTCTAAAGAAAGATTTTGGTAGCACTACTGAGGTTACTACCCCTGCCGCAACATTCACAAAGATAAACAATGAGTCTAGATTTACACTAAGCGCAGGTGCTGACCTCCTCATCGACCAACTCTCTGGAGGATCTTACACAATTGAGATTTGGGCTAGATGCTCTGATACAACACTCGGAGGTCCTGCTAGATTAGTGTCGTGGTCTAACCCCTCTAATCCTACTCAAGTAGGTGGTGGTTTAACAAACTTTATGTTTGGAATGAATCGAGGAGGTGAGTTTAATTGGAGAGGTGGTAACTATTCCTACTCTAACACCAACACTTCCCTTAACATTGTTGAAGATGAGCTACAGCACTTTGTAATATCAGTAGAAAGTTCTACCGCCAGCGGTGTCAGGATTTGGGTCAACACTTACAACGATAATGGAGGTACTGAGAATAATCTCTACATCCAAAATCTTGACGACCCATTCCAAAGAACTAATTTCCAAGACGCCAGAGTCCTCTCTAATAACTTCGGTGATTACGCTCTCACAATCGCCAACGAAAAGGATACTACTGACACTGTTACCAGACATTGGTTAGGAGATATATTCAGGGTATCAGTTTATGCTGCTGCTCTTGACGCGGCTGATGTGTCTGCAAACTTCTACGCAGGTCCCATGGCTGATAACGGTATTGTAACTACAGCACCTGTTCCAAAGGCAAACTTTAATGGAAGCCAAGAGATAACTATTGAGGATGCTACTTACAAGGAGATTACTGTAACAGGTCGATACAACTTACCTCTTCAAAGTGCTACGACCCTTACTGTAAGTGCAAACATACCAGCAGAAGAGACTCGACTATCTCTTGTAGGTATAACCCTAGATGGAGCCAATTCCTTTGATATAAGTCTTGATGCTGCTGAACAGGATTGGGAGTTTACAGTAGGTATTACAAGTGCTACAGGAAACCAAGGAGATCTATCCAGTACCTTTAAGCTTGTAGCAGATTCTTCTGTTGATTCTGATTTAGGAAGCAACACTGAGTTCACATTCGTTGTCAATGATGGAGCTACTGGAGGCACTGGTGGTGGTACTGGTGGTGGTACTGGTGGTGGTACTGGTGGTCAAGGCCCAGGAGGAGGCCAGATGGTAAACTCCATCACAACTGACGAGGGAGTTACTTGGTACTTCGATGGAGACTACGAAGCTGGTCGCTATGTTACAGGCGATTGGTGGGTTGTAGGTCCTGTTAATGTTATAGACATATATCCTAAACCAGAGTACAGACCTGAGTTAGGGGGTTACATTAACGGATCTATGATTAATCCTGAAACCTATGCAGGCTATGACAAATACGGTCAAGGTAGAATAGACGCTACTGTAGGAACTCCTGATGAATTCTCTACTGACTGGTCTGTTGTTAGTGGATGGGAGTTCTTCTACGATGTAGCCAACTCAGCTAGAAGAGGACATGGTTGGCTAGAAGGTTGGGAGACTACCCTTTACATGGATGGCACTTACGATCACAATTTAAATGCAGCTTGGCCTTCAGCACCTTATTCTAACACTGGTGGCGGTGCAAACCCTGTATCTCAAACCAATCCCATAACACTTCAACCAGGGGATACTTTGCATAGTTCATGGTGTGAGTCTCAAAAGCCTTGGATTCCTAACATAGGAACTGACGAAAAATATGAAGTATTCCGCGATGATGGGACTGGCCCAGTCAGTCTAGGAATGTACAGTCTTTCAGCAAACCCACAGACTTACAGTATAAATGCTCCTTATCTAAATTCAAATAAGTCTGAGTCTGGTGGACGACTTAAGACTATTCAACCTCTCACTTGTTTAGATCAGGCTCCTGCGGATTTTAATGGAGGCGGTAGACAGTTTGGAGATTACTACGCTAACCTTCTTCCTGGAAGAATCGGAAGCTGGTACGCCCCAACACAAAAGTATCTAAACGACACTACACTTCCTAACAGGCTAGTAGATATCGCTCAAGAGAACAAGGACTTAGGAATCGACATGTTGGTCCGTTCTAAGTTCCCAACCAACTTTGATCAACCTTATACTCAATCTGAAATTCAATCCCTTTTAGATAAGGGGCTTCGCTTTGTAGGACAGTATGGTCTTGTAAACCAATACGGAGAAGCGTTTAAGCCAGGAGGAGGCAATCTAGGTGACGATTGGCCTATGAACTTTACAGTAGTCGATCCTGATGGAGACGGTACTCCTGAAAGTGTAGACTTCTGGATGTTAGGTCATGAGGCTGAACTAAACGGTGATTGGTACGGCCATTACGAGGAGTATGATTCTACTAAAACTTACTCTATAGGCGATAAGGTTTATGTTATAGATCGTCTATCTAACGGAGGTGTTGCTGGCGCGGCTCCTTATGGAAAAACAACTGTCTTTGAGGCTAGTGCAACTATATCCGCTGGTCAAGCTCCAGTATATGTACTAGACTCTGGTGATGATTACGAGCCTGCTGATGGTAACGGTTGGACTATAGATATCTACCAAACATATTACACTTACGGAGCAGGCTACGATGATATCAAGCAAAGAGCAGAGCAGTTCAAACAGCAGTACCCTGATAAGAAGCTTTACTATTTCTTCTCTAAGGGCGTATCTATCGCTGGATGGTTTGGATTGGATCCAAGGGCACGCGCTGGTCATGTATGGGATGACGGAACTGTTCAAGAAGATCAGCTTTCATTCTTCTCAGCAGTGGCGCAGATCCCTGAGTTCGATGGGTTCCTGTTCGACTACTACCCACACTGTACTAAGCCTACTGGGGCTGTAACAGCGAGCAGTGTAGACCCACCAGAATTATATGACAACCCTTACTTCTCAACTCCAAAGGTTCTTGATGATGCTAAGTGGGTTGTTAGCGGTGTCCATAGAATTAAAGAATGGTCTACTACACCTCAATTCCCTAACGGTAAACCTGTCTACCCAACACTAGAAGGTAGTCCAGTATTTGTATCTTCTGTTAACGACCAAAGTGTAAATCCCTACTACGGAGCACTTGAGTACTACCATAACGAAACTCCTAGCTACGATCAAGTAAATAGCTTAGTTCTTTCCTGTCTAGAAGCAGGTGCAGATGGATTCATATGGTTCATGCACGCTCATAAGTGGAGAGCTACTAACGCTGGTACTGGAGTTGTTCAGGTCGGTGCTGCTGGGCCTTTCAGTGATGGTTCTTGGCCTTGGGCTTGGAGAGAAAAATATTGGAGCACCTCTCCTAACTCGCAAGGGCAATCGTTCCCAATCTTGGATGAGAACGGTAACCATGTCAATGTTCACCAACTCTACTTCCCAAATAAGCCTGGGGTAGATGTTTCTGGAGATGGTACTTATGAGATGATAAAGGCTGTAAACGAAACCATAACCAACTGGTTCGCTACTCATCGCAACCCTGTCCAGAATCCTGTGACTAATCCTTGGGAAAATCCTGATGGTGGATGGTTCCGCCCAGGACCTTTTAGTAACAGCAAGACCTCTCCTTACCACACTTCTGCTATAGATTACGGAAAGCTTAAGAACCTTCCAATACTAAGCTTTGCCCCCAACTTTGCTAGTTTTGTTGAGAGAAAGCCTACACATCAAGACGGCTCTGACGGTAATGCAGAAGTCTGGTATCAGATAAATCCTTCTCATAACTACCCAGGTGCTGACTCTACTGGAAAGCTATATGCCCCTGTCCACCAGAAGAATAGTAATATGTGGTGTAACAACATAGTTGCTAATGATAACTTCGACTGGAGGATGCAGCAGTTTGGTCCAGTGAGACAAACAACTCTATACGGAACTACTGGAGGTGGTCTGTTCAACATCGTAGGTCATCTTGCTGTGCTGCTTAACCTAGATGTTCCTCTAGATACCAAGAAGCCTATTCTTTACTGGCTTCTCCAGGTAGGTATAGACCTTGATGAAAGGTTCAAGGAAGGTGCTTACTGGGTTCCTGAAGGTGGTCATAAGCAAGGTCGTTACTTCCCAATATGGTTCAAGAGAATCATGTTCAACGAAGATCTAACTGATCTAGTAGAGAATGCAGGTAGGTTTAGTGAGAACCTTAACACCTTCCATGTACCAGACTACATTAACTGGTTTGTTTGTGAGCAAGACGGTACTTGCCCACCAGAAAGTCCTAACTGTAGGACTGATCCTACTACTAGTGGAGTCTGTAATACTTATATGGTTAACACTACCCTCTACTTAGAAGATGGGGAAAGTACTCCTGCTAATTCTAGTGACCCTGGTTTGGTTTGTGGTACAGATCTAAACCTTAACTACGCTAATGGAACCTTATGTAAGCTGGATATTCAAGTTCCAGGTGTAAACTACAGCACAACTCAAATAGGAATGCCTGAATGGAACATTTATGGATTCCCAGCTTGGCAACAAGAATCCTCTTCTGGATTTACAAATGAGCATTATGTTCCAAAGTACAAATCTCAGCTTGCTAGATTTGGCTACGGAATGGCACTAGCGATAAGAGAGATGGGTTTAGTAGATCAGTTTGGTCACAAACCATTCTTAGACTACATTGATAGAGCAGCATTGCTGAACTACGACCCACCCTACCTGACCGATGCAAACGGACAATCAATAGGGTATGAGAAAAGAGAGCCTAATACAGGCAACCTCTGGACTGGTTCTGATGATGAGGGTTGGGGCAGACAGGCCCCCGCCTATTACTTTGACAAGTACAGGTACCGTTACCCAGACTTCTCTCTTAGCGCCCCTGGGGACTTCGCAACAGGAGACGGTTGGGACTGTGAAGCTTCCGCTTACAGATACGCTGAAGGTTTCTTCCCTACAATTCCTTACGCAAACCTATCGGATGTTCTTACTGGAACTTTCCCATCTCCTCCATCTACTGACCCAAACAACAATTCTTGGACTCAAGGGGCTGGAGATGTCGGTGACGGTAACCTATACCCACCTGCCATAGATGATAGTGCAGACCCTACTGCTCAAATAACAGGTAAAAATACTGGGCATAGGCTTTATACTTCCGCTATGGATATATCTGCAATAACCACTGACCCCTACTATTTTGTAGACCCTGGTGATTGCGGAGCACTTCCAAACTGCACTGAGGTTCCTGTTACAGGTCTTACTATATCTGGAGTAGTGTTCTCTGGAACTAACTACGATGTAGCTAACGCTGCTAGTAACGGTATACTACAGATAAAAACTAATAACCCTCTGAACTTTGTTGACTGCTTATTCATAGGACAGCTATACTGGTATGAGAAGTTTGCTGATGGGGTAGTATTCTCTGGACTTGACAGCCAACTAAGCCAGAATAATAACGGTGATAATGTAGGTGGATCTTCTACAGAACATGGAGGAAACTCTTACATAATTAACGGTTATAACGGGGTTCATCCTCAAGAAGTAAGTTTTGAATGGTGTACCTTTAGAGGTTGCAGATCGAAGACAATAAATGTTCCCCTTTACAACGCAAGAAGGCTTAACATAGACTGGTATGTAGGTGATTCTATAAACATAATACCTGTAGGAACTTACCCAAACACTAGAGACTGGAAGATGTCTGAATGTTGGATAGGCCCAGCAGGAAGTGTCCGCGCAGGAGCTTCCTGTAACCCAGGAGATAGACCTGAGCTATTTGATTGTGTGCCAGCTACAAGAACCTTTAATGGGTTTGTACATGCTGTAGAAAGATGTACTCCTACTAGACATGTTCAGTGCGGTGCCACCAATGATCAATGGTTCGCAGCCTATCCTAGCAAGGCACCCCATGCTGACACATTCCAGCAGGATAGGAAACAGCTTACTGATATAATCCTTGAAAGATGTACCTTCGCTGGCGCAGGCAGCCCAGAATGGTCTGACTCAGGAACTGCTAACATCCCAGGCAGTAAACTACTCATAGATAGAAGAGGATTTATAAACCCAGCATCTTTCTTAAATGATGACGGTCCAACAATAGATGGTTACTTAGCACCTAGTGGTAGCGATACCGTTAGAGCTAAGGGCACTGGAACCAGTCAGTTCTTAATTACCACTGGTGGAAGTAATATATGGCATAATATTTACTTAAGTGGATGCTACTTTAGAGGAACTGGAAGCTATAACTTTATAACAAAGAGTAGCAAATTTAGTAAAACAAGCAGAACATCAGGAGGCGTTACAAGGTATTTCTGGCAGCTAAGAGCGTGTGCTGAAGAGAATTCTCCAACAGAGACTTGGGAAAGCATCTCATTACCTCTCTACAACGCCACTAACTGCTCTAACGATACGGGTTATTCTAGTAGTGCTACCTCAGGTGTTCTTGGATTTAACCCAACTATTCACTGGGTTGCAGGTAATCAAATAGACTCGGCAACTAACTATGGAATGTATAACTTGAATGATGGACAGAACATAAATATTCCTCATCAGGTCATTCATGCATACGACCCCTCTGCTGTTGATTCAAACGCTCCCTACTATTCTTGCGATTACTATAGGTCTCTAGGTTATACTGAGGCTGCTGGTTATGCAGACATGTCTGCATGTATAACAGATAATTATGCAGTGATAGATGTTGTTAGTGACTACACTAACAAGTGGTCTAATGATAACGGTCTTTCCTGTAGAAAGATCAGATTAACTGACGGGACCACGATAGGTGGAACCACTAACCCAGTTCTAGATGTAGAAGATTTCTTACAAAAAGGAGGGCAGGTTATCCCAGGATATCCATGGAGCATCCTTAAAAGATATTCAAACTATCCAAACAATCAGCGTATTGACGGTACTTTAGTTGATGAGGATGGCGTTACAAAACCCTATCTATTAGTGGAGAACCCTACATCTGAGCTTAGATGTGAATGTGATACTCAATAATAATACCATGAGCGACCTTATACCTTATCAAGAAGTAACTCAATTTAATGAGTTAGGTATCAAAGTAACTAGATCTAATATTCAACAAAGAATCTGGAGAGCATCTAGCGGTTCTGATAAAGCCACAGGAGGCTGGGTAAGCCCAGGAAGCTACACTATTAGCTACAACACCCCTAATCTTCATCATAACTTAAAGGGCACTAAAGATGCTTTTAGAATGGATAACGCTGGTGACTTAGGTCATGCATTGCTTGTAAAGGTTATACGAGCACCATTCAATCAGCTACCTTTCACAAATGATAACAATGAAATTCCCTCTGGGTGGGACTTTGAGGCGGTCCTGCCACCTATTGTTAGGCAATCGTATACTACAGACCTTGGCTCCACTTCTATTGATGAAAGTGATGATGGTACAGAGACTAGTTTTTCAGAGTTTTCTTATGAAGATAGCTCAGATGATCTTGCGAGCTACACAGTTACTCTACAGGATGGGGATACTTTAGTAGTAGGTTTTGCATTTAGTGGTATAGGATTACCTGCTACTTTGGAAAGAGGAAGTGAAGGATTTACTTTACACTGTTCCACTTACCCTACTTATAGAGCGTATCCTTTTGGTAAAACAGATGGAACCTATGATGTAAGTGCGTGGCAAAAATTCAAAGACAAGATGGGAGAGGTTGTTCCTAATGTACCTTTTGATAATGATTTAGTTCTTGGACCAGATAGTGAAGTCTACAGGGAGGAAGTTTTTAGTGAGATAATTAGGGAAAGATGCGTTGACCCGGAGGAAGTAGACGCCGAACCTTTATTAACTTCCTGTGATGAGTATCTATCCAGCGAAGATAATCTAGGTACAAGAGTAGATCGAAGGGTTATAACTGGGATACCTATTGACACTCGACAGAATTCCTTAACTGATCATAATCAATTTGAGTACATAATCGACATTCTCTATAACACTGCTCTTAAATTCGCATCAGTTAGCGGTACTGGTTTTGATAGAGAAACCAAAGAACAGCTTTGGGATGTATTTAAATTTGTATGCAGCGTACCCGCATTCGGTACTGGTGATTGGGCTCAAGGAGTATCAAAAAGAAGATGGGCTTCTCATGGAGTAAATTCAGTATCTTTGAAAAGAAACCTATCTGCCATGAAGCTGTTTGCAATAGCAGCTATTTATGATCGAATGGAGGATTTAGGGATAGAAACTTATGGTATTTATAACCCTACATTCGAGCCTCTTTATAACAAGGCTACAGTCTGCCAGACACTAAAAAGTAGTTTCCCTAACATAATAAGTTATGGTAAAACTAACCAAGGAACATTAGGTCTTCGTGATGTTGAAGCCACCCATGCAACAGCAAGCTATTACAGGAATACCTTAGGGTTGGGGGTAAGTGCAGGCCCTACAGGACTGACATTAGCTGACATGCGTGCAGCCAGAGAGTTCCGTCAAGGCGATATGGCAATAAAGCTATGGTTTGCAAAACTACTTGGAGTTACATTACCACCTGAGGTTGATCAATTCCTATACCTTCCTCAGGCAGGTAGGGCTGTTAAGGATTGTTGGGGATTAACTCATTCTCCTTTTGGTCATATGTGCATTCCTAATGGAGCAGGCTCATGCTACGCAGATGAGGAGAACTCCTACATAGCTGCGGCTATGCAATGGCTATGGTTAACAGGTGAGTATGACCACACCCCTATGATGCAATGGTATACTCACAACCCTCATTTCAACAACACTTCTTTCGTTGGGGCGTATGATGGTAATGAAACTACTGACGCCCAAGCTCTCTACGCTCTAGCTTCATTAGAGGCTGTATCTCCAACAACTTCTTACTCAGCAGGAGAGACTTCAATAGATCTTAGCTGGGATGCTGTGACTACAGATGGGCATTCTTCAGTAGAGTATGAAGTTTATAGACTAGACAATGCTTTATTTGGGTATGCAATGTCTGGAGAGTATGGAACAACTAACTTGTTCCAAGGATCACATCCTTCTTTTGATAAAGAGTATGGTGTGGTCAAGGCTGATTATACTTTATTAACTACGACTTCAGATACCAGCGCCAACGCAGCCATCCTAAATGGAAACGGTGAGTACTATTTCGTAGTAAGAGCGAAAGCCATAAAAGATGGTATGACAGTTTACGGAAAGGATAGTGGCATCTTAACTGTAACTGTAACTGAACTCCAATGGTCTGTAAGTGATACTGTAACTGATGACGAAACAGGTATCTCTTGGGAGTTTGGTGACGCCGTAGTACACGGATCTTTCGCTGATGGAAGCCCTTGGGTCCTAGTTCCTGATGGAGAGGTTGATGTTACTGTAACAGCAGTGTCCCCTGCACCTGCCGATGGGAGAAACGGTAGTGTTCTTAACCCTGTTCCTGATGCAGCCCAATCATTCGATGATCGAGTTGAGAACTATGATGCTACTGGAGCAGTAACTTATCCAGTCACACTCGTTCATCACGATAGTTTAGTATCAACTAGAAGTAGTACTTCCTATGAGACTGATGTTTTAGGCCATAACTCTCCAAACATTTTCGTAAGAGACATGTCTATTCTCACTTGCGTAACTAGCATCCCTGAGGAATCATTACGCCCCAGTCCTTACGGATCTCCTGGTTCTAAAATAAACTATAGTGTTAGTGAACTAAGTTTAGATAACTTCCAGTCTCTTGATGTATTAGAGTCTGAAGATATCTTACTAACAGGTTCTGGAACTAGAGTCCAGAGAGCTAGACAGCTTTTGAGTAGACCTTGGTACTATGGTATTCCTAGAGGTGAGGTCATGGGTGCAAGACCTTATAAGAATATGCCAAGGACTATAAGTGATGCTCAAGTAGTATTCAATGAGGCTGCTCTATTACTACATACTTCTGATTCTGATAAACAGGATCTTATGGTTAGTGTAGCACAACACTGTGTTGATATGTTAGGTGCTGTAGCTTCTACTGGCGTACTCTACAATGTTGATGATAACATCAGTAGATCCGCTGGAATAATAATGAGAAGGCTTAGAGGTCTTACTAGTGGAAGCGATATCTCTACCGCTACATCAACCAACTTAACTAGAAGATTGTTCTGGTTAAACACCCATGATAACAGGTATGATTTAGATACTTCTCTTACAGGTGTAACTCCTGTAGAGGTTAGTAACATTACAGTATCTGAGGGAGGAACTTGGCATGGTGATCCTATTGGATGGGTTAGAGATTTAACATTATCTCAAGCTGTCGTAGAGCAACTAGTTTTTGATAGAACTAGACCATCCCTTCCTGGAGAGTTTGAAAGTATAGATTCAAATAACCCTGTAGATACTACTGCTGATCAACAAAACAAAGCTTTGGATACTCGATGGGCAGCCGCAGAAGCGATGAGCGTCTTAGCGTTTAGTGGAGATATAGATTCTCTGATACGCGATTACGGATCTCCAGAGACGCTTTACTTTGGTTATCAAACAGCCTCTAGACCAATTAGTATGGATGAAGGCTTAGTTGAAGGTGACCCTGCCTATGATCAGTCTCAAGGATACTTACGAGAAGGTGAACTAGGAAGCTCATTCTTAACTGAAATGTTTAAAACTCATAAGGATACCTTATTTCCAGCAAGGGTTAGACCTAATGGGGATGGATTATCTAGATCGTTGTTCATACCAAAAGAGGTTTCACCTACAGTAAGAAGAGATCTTTCTGAAAAATATCCTTCGGTTATTAACAATGTTATTACTCAGCCAGGAGTCTACGAGGGTTTCAAGGCTAGTACCACTGTAAAGATAAGAGCTAACGATGTAACCTTAAGAAACTTCCACATATTCGATAGAAAGACATTGATTCACGGAATAGAGTCTGACCAAGACTACTCAGGAATTGTCATAGAAGATGGAAGAATCGCTGGATCTTATAGAGCAGCCATCACTGGTAAAAATATTACTGTTAGAAACTGTGAAGTCATTAACAGTAGAGGTAATGGTATAAACATTAAGGGTAATGCAGTTGTTTCAAACAATTACATACACCAAATAGGTTTAGCTGAGGATGGAAATTACTACGGTGTAGTTGTCAACTCAGGCTCAGGCATCGAGATAAAGGATAATTATATCTCCACTCCTAGCGGAACCTCTGGGTATAGAATGCAGAACTGCGTCAGAATAAGACCTAGGCTTGGTGATGTTAGCGGAGTGAGTGTGTCGGGTAACTGGTTAAGAGGTGGAACCGATGCATCAATAAGAGTCGGCGCATGGCCTTCTCAGGACTATACTTTATCTGCCGTAACCATAGAGAATAACAGAATATCTCAAGAGTCTGGTTCTACTGAGGCTTGGTCACTCGCCGCAGCAGTCTCCGGGGAAGTAACCACCTCAAAGAACTACTGGTGGGACCCAGCCTCAGACTATGTGAGTTACGATGAAATCACCGAGCCTGATTACTCAGTCCAAGGAGGATTAGGTCTCACCGAGCCTGATGGTCCAGGCGGAGGGGCAAGCCCAGGCGGAGGGGCAAGCCCAGGCGGAGGGGCAAGCCCAGGCGGAGGGGCAAGCCCAGGCGGAGGGGCAAGCCCAGGCGGAGGGGGAGGCCTAGGCGGACCAGCTATACCATAAAATATCGCAAAAATTAATTATAACTAGACTAGATAGTAATAGGAGATTTGATATGAAGTCCATTACAAACGATAGCCTGCAATCATTTGAAATACTGTTTAACTACCAGAATGGTCCCCGTAGGGTGTGGCTAAAACCAAAACAAACAATAGTTGTACCTGAAACAGCCGTATCTCAACAGTGCTTGCTAATGGCTCGCAGAAGAATACTTCGTATAAAAACCACCTGATAGGAGTAAATAATGGCAAATTTTGTAAGCCCCGGCGTATATGTTATAGAGAAGGATCTTAGTGATTACCCTGTCTCTATTAACCCTTCCGTAGTAGGTGTCGTTGGATTCGCTGATCGCGGTCCAGTTGACAAGGCTACTTTAATAACATCTCAAGAGTCTTTACTTCAAACTTTTGGTAGACCTTCCGAATCTATTTACGGCCAGGGTCTTGAAGGATCTTTAGAGATGCTTGAGGCTACTAACAGCCTTTACTATGTCAGGGCTGCTGGTGCTGGCTCTGTTGAGGCTTCTGCCGCTGTAGCTCTTGGCTCCTGTCCAGCAGTCCAAGTCTCAGCTATGGGACTAGGGACAACCTCAGGCGCAGTCTTTAAAGTACAAGTTTATAACCAGTTTGGGGTTACCCAATTTGGAAGCCCAAAAACATATACTGTACCTTCATCACTAGTTGACGCTTCCTCTCAGGGCCGCGCTCTTATACATGCAATAGGAAGTTTATTCGACGGGGCTAAGGTAGTTGCTACATTCGATCCTGCTGACACTTCCACGGGTTATATTGTCGGTGGATTCGCAGGATCATCCGCTCAAATAGCAGTTTCAGCTTATGAGCTTGATGGAAGCACCCCTCTAACTTGCCTTAGGAAAGTAGGTATCAACGGAGATGGAGACGGATCTTGGGCAAGTTCAATAACTGTAAGAGGTGCTACTCTTAAGAGTACTGGTACAAGTTCTATTGCTTACTTGGCTGAATCTTTATGGCCCGGAGGAGGATACAATAGAGGTATTAAGAGTGACGGTACTTACTCTGGTGTAGGTATAACTATTAACTCTACAGGTAGTGAGTCTGTTGTTCTAGGTATAGAAGATGAAGGTGCCCTCGTAGAGAACTTCAAAATATCCTTAGTAAAAAACACAGGATTTGTTGAGGATGTTATTAACACAGGTATTGTAGATAACACTTCTAATGTTATTAAGGGTAACCTTGTTCTAGAGGGAACAGATTTTGATGCTACTCCTCTAACTCACTTTGCTAAGAAGATTACTGAGATGGGTCTTACTTCAACTATTGAAGGTGCTGGCCCTGGAGTAGCTGCCTATACTATTAGCTGGGATGGTAGCTTCGGAGGCGGTCCTGCTCCTGGAAATGATGATGGTGTAAGTTACACTACAGCTTCTCCTAGATTCGTAAAGCCCCTTCCTGGAATTTACAGCATGGCTGGTGGTGACAGTGGTATACCCGCCGCAGATACCGATGTAGCTGATGCCATCATAGGTGATAGTGCTGCTGAACCTAAGACTGGTATGCAAGCCCTTGATGATGATTTACTAAACATCTCCATGGCAATCGTACCAGGGATTACAATCCCTTCTGTTCAGAACGCTCTAGTTACATTAGCAGAAACTACCAAAAACTTTCTTGCGGTTGTTGCTCCTCCTTATGCTGTAGGCTCCACTCAAGACGCTATAGACTGGACTAACGGCCTTGCAGGAGACAGAACCTCTGCAATAAACTCTTCCTATGCCGCTGTCTACTGGCCTTGGGTCAAGACTTTCAGCCAGTTTGACGGTGCTGATAGATGGTATGACCCCTCTATCTTTGCTGTAAGACAAATGGCTTACACCGATGAGGTCGCTGATCCATGGTTTGCTCCTGCTGGGTTTGTCCGTGGTCGCTTAACCAAGCCAACTGATGTAGAGGTTAGACTTAACCAAGGTGATCGTGATGCTATGTACTCTGGTGGAAATGTGGTTAACCCTATCGTTAACTTCCCACAGCAGGGTATTACCATCTTCGGTCAGCGCACCACTCAGCGTGCTCCCACAGCCCTAGACAGAGTAAATGTTAGAAGGATGATGATTGTTATTCGTAAGATCCTACTAGCATCCACAAGACAGTTCGCCTTTGAGCCAAACGACAATGTAACTTGGGAGAAGGTAACCAATGTTGTCGAGCCTCTTGTTGACGATATTCGCAGAAGAAGAGGTATCACTGAGTTCAAGGTGATCTGTGACGAAACTACTAACACACCAGTCCGCGTTGATCGTAACGAACTCTGGTGCAAAGTTCTCATTAAGCCTACCAAGGCTGCTGAGATCATCGTGTTTGAGTTGAACCTAACCAACCAATCCGCAAACATAACCTGATAAGCCATGCCATTTCGCAGTTCTTACTACGCTAATAATTTAAATCGTGACCTCAATGATAATGAGGGACTCCCTGTTATCTCACAGGATCTTGATGCCGTGCGCGTCTATCAGTGGGAGATTACTTTCTTCCCTCCCACTGGTATCGAGACTCCTTCTACCTTCTCAAAGCCACTTACATTAGCAGCTAAGAGAGTTGGTGGATTCGGTTACACCATTCAAGACATCGAGGTCAACAGAGTAAACGATAAGGTTTACTACCCTGGCCGTGTACAGCATGATGAGCTTGAGGTACAGTTTGATAACCTTCTTAACTCAAAGACAGGTTTCCAACTCTACAAGTACATGACATCTGTATGGGACCCTGAGACTGGTGAGTATGCTACCTCATTCCAGGCTAACCCTGGTAAATTCAAGTCCAAGGTAGAGATCATTGAACTTAATGGTCGCAACGAAGTACAGCAAGTGATCAAGCTCAAAGGTGTTTACCCCAAGCAGATCACCAAGGCTGAGAAGGTCTACGCTCAGAATGATATGGACACTATCACCATGAAGTTCCGTTGGGATTACATGGTAATCGAAGGCAACCCCACAGCCTGATACATAAAAGTCAAATTTCATAGCCCAGTCCAATCCGAAGTTGGGCTGGGTTATTGTATAATATACTATGAAGTTACACGAAGCTAAATATTCTCACCTAGTTCAGAGTGTTAGTCGAGCAGACGGCGCAGAGATATCTGTTGAGGCCAGACCTGAAGGAAGTGAGACGGTTTACATAGCTAAAGGTGGACCTTTTAAAGGGTGGAACGGCGTTAAGCTTGGCCCAGGAGGGCAGCTAACACCTGAGCAAGCAGAAGCTTTGGATCGTTGGTTTGAAGAGGCAGGGACCGAAAGGGGAGAAGATGGTGAAGTAATATCCCAAAGGGAGTTAACTCCTGAAGAGCAAATGATTCAGGAGGGTATTCAAGTTGCGGACGAGCTTTACCCCGGCCTCGGAGGATCTTTGATGAACATCTATTCTTGGATTAAAACTTTACCTGATTCCGAGGCGCAGATGTTACAACCAAAACATATCTTTTCATTACGAAAAGGTGACGGTTCCGTTCTTTGGAGAGCTATGCACCTACAAAGTGGAAGAAGACCTATAATCTCTGAGTTAGATGCTCAAAACATGACCATTGTTGAGGCAGTCCATACTGATTACAACGACCATGCCAAAGCTTTAACTTCATTATTTACCATACTTAAAACAGGTAACGGTATTGGGGGAGTGGATTCAGGAGTTCAAATAGCTGCGCTAAGAGCAGTTAGTGAGCTTGTATACTACAGAGAAAAGAAAGTTATTGAGCCCATAGATAAAAGAAGAAGATCCAAGTCTAAATCTATACTAACCACAGGTCAATGGTTCTTTAGAAGTTCTATTGACGGTAATCTTAGAGGAGTATCGTTAAACTTACCACCAAGAAACCCTTTGCAGTTATTGCTGGAAAAGTCCGTCAATCGTATTGATAAGGTTCGACAATCGTTGAGGGAAGAAGGTATTATTGGAGAAGATGAATACAATATAGATAGCGTAGGGTTTGATGGACTCTCTATAGGAGGAGGCAACCTATCGGAGGCGATTAAAAACCTATCCGAGGAAGGTGAAGTAAGTTTGTTCAATCTAATGTCTGAAGACCCTGATTTAAAAGCTCAAGGGGCAGCAGATATGAAAAAGCTAATCACAAAATATAGAGATGTTCTCCGTGATGCTATGGAATTGAACCAAGGTGCTTTAGATAGATACGCTGATGAGGCTTTAGATATGGCTGCATTCTTAGGCGGGGATGACCCTGGAATAGCTAAAGAATTCCTCCAGTCATTACTAGAAAGACGCTCTGAGTTTATGAGAATGATGAAACCAGACTCTGTAATAAGAGTTGGTGCAGGAGATGTGGGTGTAGGGTTTAAACCTGACTGCTTGTACATATATAACGAAAAACCTTCACATATACCTGAGGAATACTTACTCAAACAGAAGGATGGTAAATGGGCTGTAGGCGTTTCTCTTAAAACATATACTGGTAGGCACGGAACGGATACTAAGCTGGGGGGAACCCATAGCATAGGAACCCTTACCTCACGACTGGTAAAGCCTCCTTCTCAATGGGACAGTCACACTAAAGGCGTTGTAAGCCAACTAGGTTTTAATTCTCAAGATGTAAGAGACATACGCCAAGAGGCCGAGGAGGTTGGTAAAATAAACAGCTTTGCTCGAAGCATTGCTACTGGGGAAGCCTTAAAAATAAAAGGTCTAACAGGCGCTCAAGCGAGGGGTGTAGTTACTGATCAATTACTTCGTACAATGGATCATTTAGGAATAGATATGCCTAAAGGTTTTGGTAGAGAAGAAATAGAAAATTTGTGTAAGGGTGCAGGCTTATCTGGGGGTGGGAAGGTGTCACAAGTAAATCTTTCAAGGTTAAGTGTTCACTTGGAGAAAGAATTAAACATGCGAAGGATAAGAGAAGTTGCTGATGAAAACGGAAACCTAGATGTGAACAACCCTAGAGTAAAGCATTGGCTATTTGCAACAGGATCAGGTGGGTTGGACACTCAATGGGGAGCAGATGTCATGAATTCAACTGTTCTTATGCAACAACGAGACTCATTCCACAGCAACCAAGACGGCAAGATTCGTAAAGCTATAAGCGATGCTAGGGAAGGAAAGCACCCAGTAACATTTACAGCAGGTGGTAGAATTAAAGTAGGTCCATGCATCTACCTTAATCTAAACAACGAAAGTAATAGAGTATCTATGGCAACTATGACCTCTAGTAAAGAGGGTTGTCGATAAAATAGCTGTCTTGCATATTTAGATAATCTTCAAGGTACAGCATAATATACTCTATATTACTATTCTTATTCTTTATTACTGTGTAAGTACTTATTGCTTGTGTAAGCTCTTTACTAACCTTAATTATTACTATTTTAGGTCGTCTGTCCTGAGCCATCAAAATAAATCCTGGCTTTTTTGCCCCAGCACAGTCCCGTTCTAAGGTAGTGATCCATTCCCAGATTTTACTATCATGGTCTAGTAGGGAATGTGGGCCTAAGGTGTTATATCCCTTCTTGCATTCTACTATGAACTTGAAATTCTTAGGAGTGATAAGATCGCCGTGCAGCTTAAGATGGTCAGGGAGAGAATGGGTAGTTGCAAAAGCGCCTGATCCGGGCGAGCGTGAAAACTCGGTTGTCGAGAATCTTTTGTTTAAAAGTTTACATATCTGGTTTTCAAAAGCATTACCCTTAGCTCTACTATTCTTCCTCTTCTTAGGTTTTAATTCATTTAGTAATTTTTCTTGATTTTTTGTAAGGGTGTCCTTCATTATGTTCTATAATACTCCATATGGAGACAAAAGAGTATTTATCTGAGTCTATTTCTATTCACAAGGTCCGCGTTCGTAAAAAGGAGAATGGACGCATGAAACTACATATTAACTTAACTAAAGAAGAAGGTGAGGCATTCACCAACTTTATGAATGCTGTAAATGTGCAAAACCTGTCTGAGCAGGAGTTCACGAAAGCAGCATTTGTAATCGGTCTACAGGCCATGGAGCAAAGTGTTATTGCAGAGATGCAAAAGCGTGTTGCGGCTGAACAGGAGAAGGCTCAACAAGAGTCTGCTGAAGAAAATGTAGAATTTGTCGAAGATGAGGCTTCTAGAGAAGAGGAATCGGCTGATGAAAATTCAGAAACTCAAGACTGAGAATTCAGTAAATAGAGCATTACGACATTTTAGAAAAGATAAGTCAAAGACTTATATCTTGTTCACATCACCCTGGGATAAAGGATCCTCTGCTGTAAAAGACTACATCAAGGATCTCGGCAGCCAAGAAACGGTGTATGAAGTGTCTTACTTTGATGTACCTGAGTCGTACCTAAACTTCAAGGTGCAGCCAGGAACCCTAGTGAGACTACAGAACGACTCCGTAGTAATTTACCCAGGGATTAGTGCGGTAAAGATCGAACTAAACTGACTAGTTACGCTGAGAAGATTTAAGATCCTCATAGTTCTTAATCTTCTCAGCGTACTTTTTATGTTTAGTGTATATTAGCTTCAAATTATTTAATATAACAGTTGTAAAGAAGTTGAAGGCACTTCCATTCTCAGGGTTAAAGTTTTTCAGAACCTTTATTATTAGTAAAAAACATTCCTGAACTGCATCTTCTTTGTCAACATCAAATCCAAACGCGCCCATCACATTTTCAATAAGAAGGTTAAACATTCCGAATAGCTCTTCGGATACGGATTCGTCTCCCTCTAGGTAAAGGCGAATGCATACTTCAAATCTATCATTGTCAATATAATTTTTGCTTGCCACATCCTATTATAGCCGATATGACGATTTACGATATTTTTGACGAGGTTCCCCCTCATCCGTTCTGTAAAGGCTGTTCACAGCTTAAGTGCAGAAAGCCTGCTTACGCTATAACGGACTACACAGACCTATCTGAGGCAGAGATACTAATCCTATCTGATTCTATGACAGCCAGGATGGGTAGGTATGTCCCTTTTACTAAAGATGCTATGGACTTAATTGAGCAGGTCCTTATTAGCTCTGGAGCGAGGTGCAGGGTAGAGATTTCAGCAGCAGTAAAATGTCCTACAGTAAAAGACTCTGACATGAAAACTGCTGATCGTCATGCGTGCGAACAGCATCTTAGAGAGACTATCAACAAGGTTAAGCCTAAGCTAGTTATCACCTGTGGTAACCTTGCTATGAAGATGGTCATTCGCAAATCAGGTATTACTAATAAGCGTGGGACCGCATTTAATATGAAAACAGAGGAGGGCCATGAGTACACGGCAGTACCTACATGGCACCCATACTCTGTTTTAAGTGAACCTAAACTACAGGAACAGTTTGTACAGGATATTCAATTAGCTATTGACAAGGTAATACTTGGAAAGAAGGCTAAGACTATCCCTGTCGAACTGATTATGTGCGAGGATGATTTCGATCATCTAGAGTGGTTGGTTTACACTGACGAGGACATCGCGGTCGATACTGAAACCACAGGCTTAAATTTTCTACAAGATAAGCTCAACACTATTGCGTTCTCTGTACGGGACAAGAACTATGCTGTTCCTCTGTTCCACAAGGACGCACCTTGGGATGATCATGATCAGGTCTTGAAGCTCGTAAAGTCTATACTAGAGAACCCAAAGAATCGCAAGGTGTTTCACAACGCCAAGTTCGATCTGAAATTCCTACACAATGTTGGAATCTACCCAACGAATGTCTATGATACTAAGCTGATGGCTCACCTCTTCGACGAGGAGCATCCAAAGAGTTTGAAGGAGCTTGTCAAAAGATTCTTCGCAGACGAGATAGATGAACTGTAATGCTAACTGTAGGTGATAATAAGAAGTTTGATTGGGCCAACATCCCATTACGCGATTGCCTTTTAGGCAACGCTATGGACACTCACTTCACATTGAAGCTCTTTCATCTATTAGAGGAGAAGCTAATAGAACAGGGCTGCTGGAATGTAATGGAGAAGCTACTGTCTCCGGTGCTACCTGTGTTCTCAAAGATGGAGTATGACGGTCTAGATGTAGCTACAGAAGAACTGGATATCGTAGGTAAGTCTCTTGATAAACAACAGATGATTGCAGAGGACGACTTGCTTACGCATAAAAGTGTTTTCAAGGGAGCTAATGTACAATCAACGGCTGATCTCCGTAAGATACTGTTTACGGACGAGGAAGGGTTTGCATTATACCCCCCTAAGAAGACAGCTAAAGGAGTACCTAGCACGGATAAAGCCACTTTAGACGAGCTTCTTGAGTTTATAAACGACGAATTGGCCGAAAGACAGAAAAAGTCTAAGAAGAAACGATAGAGACTACTATACAGACATGTCACCCAGATTCCGCAAACAAGACCAAGACAAGATGGTCGCTCGAAGTGTATTGCAGGAGAAATCTACTGAGGATTTGCGCGAGGCGAAGCAATGGATTGAATCTCTTCTAGCTTATCGAGCTTCATCTAAGTTATACAAGACATATATTACAGGTATAACTAAAGCAACTGACTATAATAATACTAATAAGGTGTTCTGCTCATATAACCTAGACGGGACAGCTACTGGAAGACTTTCGTGCGGAGCTTATTCAGCAGAGAAGCCTATGGGTGTTTCTTTTCACACTCTACCACGGGACACCAACAATAATATTAGGAATATATTTGTAGCAAACAAGGGTGAAGGTTTTGTCACCATTGATTATGCTGGAATGGAATTGAGGGTTCTTGCCCATGTTGCCGATGATAAAGTAATGCAAAAGGCGTTTAACGAAGGAGCAGACTTACACAGTTATTCCGCCTCGCTTCTTTTCAACAAGCCACAGGAGAGCATATCAAAAGAGGAGCGTCAAATTGCAAAGGCCACTTCATTCCTCATTGTCTATGGAGGCACGGCCTTCACCCTATCTAACAACAATAGGATTCCAATAGACAGGGCGGAACATATTATCAACACTTACATGGAGGTCTTCCCTGGAATTGGTTCTTACATTGACGAGACATATTCTAAGATTAGGCAGGATGGCGAGATCACCTCTATGTTTGGAAGAAAGAGAAGACTCTCTAATGTCTTCTCAGAGGATCCTAAGCTACAGAAGCGAGCTATGCGGCAAGGATTGAATTTTACTATTCAGTCGGCTGCTTCGGATATAATTCTCTGTGCTATAAAAGGTTTAGGAGATAGATTGCCTTCTACAGGGGCTAGAATAGTCTCAACAGTACATGACTCATTGGAGATAGTATGTCCTCAAGACTCTATTGAATCTTGCCTAGAGATATGTTACGATGAAATGGTAAATACCCCTACCTTAAAGGAATGTTTTGGAATATACCCAGATGTTCCGTTAAAGATTGACGCAGAGGTCGGCACTTCTTTTGGGGATGGTCAGGAAGTTCACTTTACAGATGATGGTAAGGTGACTAATATTGATAGTCTTATAAATTACATTAAGAGTAAAGGTCTATGAAAATACCCGTTTTAGGAAATCAAGGTTTTGTTAGATATGTAGATCATATGGGTTCCGACCTTACTGTGGTTAACGCAGCAAGAGTATCATTCAAAAAGTCTAAGTCAGAACTCGACCAGAAGGACAAGAACCTGATTAGCTATCTTGCAAAGCATAAGCATTGGACTCCTTTCGCTCACCCTCAAATAACTCTACACATAAAAGCCCCTATATTTATAGCTCGACAAATGTTTAAGCATAAGGTAGGTGCTACAGAGAACGAGGTTTCTAGAAGATATGTCTCAGAAGACCCTCAGTTCTATGTCCCAGAGATATGGAGACAAAAACCAGAAGGCAGCGTCAAACAGGGTTCTATTAATAAAAATGTCAACAATCATGAGCAAGTTAAAGAACTTTATAAAAAGGCCATACAGATTTGCAACAGCGCATACGAATACTCTATAATAAATGGAGTAGCGCCAGAATTGGCAAGGGCTGTTCTTCCACAGAGCATGTTCACGGAATGGTATTGGACTGTTTCTCTGGCGACTGCTGCAAGAATATTTAATCAAAGGGTTGAAGAAACCGCTCAGTTAGAATCCCAAGAGTACGCTTGGGCTATAGACTCAGTTGTAGAGCCTCTTTTCCCAGTATCTTGGGAAGCCTTAACATTATGAGAACGCTTGTAATCGGAGACACACACTTCCACAACAGTAACAGAGCACTACGACATGAACAAATCAAGTGTATTCGAGATCTCGTACAGGGAAATGCTTGTGATAATGTTGTATTTCTCGGTGATGTGTTTGACAAGCGGAGCCCTTCGCCTGAATGTATTCTCGATGTAATAGAACTATTTAAAGGAGTAAAGAAAAATGTGTTCATCTTGCGAGGTAATCATGACAGCGCCAGCAAAGCTG